CCCGGCGGTGCCCCGGACGATCTGGCTGGTGATCCCCGTGTTGATCTTCATCGACGACAGGATGGCCGCCTGCGCGACCGCCAGGTAGCACCCGGACGCCTGGAAGGTGGTGCTGGTCGCGCTGTTGAACATCAGCACGATCTCCGGGTAGGCGAGCACCAGGCGGCGGCTCGCCAGCCCGGCCGCGAAGGTGGGGATCGGGATGTCGCCCTCGGAGTAGTTGCGGGGCAGCCCGAAGAACCCGATGCGGGGGTACCCGTCGTTGTACGCCACGGTCACCGCCGTGTTCAGGTCCTGGGCCATCGAGTCGGCCATCGCCGCCACGGTGCCCGACTGCGGGGTCAGGTCGTCAGTGAAGACCGGGACGATGATCGTCGCGGCTGCCGTCGTGGTGACCTTCGCGTAGGCCGCCTGGAACTGCTGCTCCAGGGAGCCGTCGGCCGGGTTGCAGGCGATGAGGATCAGGGTGGTCGCCCCGTTGCTGAAGGCGACCTGCGCGCCGAGCGACAGCGGGTTGGCGACCTGGGAGGCGTTCGGGGTCACCGGGACCGTCGAGAGGAACGGCTGGCCGAAGGCGTTGATGACGCTCTGCTGGTCGGTGAAGACCTGCGGAGCGTAGTAGGTGGCGTCCGCGTAGTTGTAGGTGATGCTGATCTGCTGGCCGTCGGAGACGTGCGTCGAGGTATTGACCCGGACGATCGTCGTGGAGGCCAGGCCCGGGTTCCCGCTCGGGTCGGCGATCACCGTCAGGGTGTAGTCGACGCCCGGCGTCAGGATCGTCCCGGCCAGGGTGGTCACCACCGGGGCGGCGACCGGCGGCGGCCCGGTGACCGCCGTGGTGAACACGCCCGTGTAGGTGAGGGTCACCGCCGTGGAGGCGCTGATGATCAGCGACTGGATCGCTGTCCGGTAGCCGAGGGCCGGCCCGACGATGGTGACCACCTGCGAGGGCACCAGCGGGGTGATGACGACAGGGATGCTGACGTCCTCCACGAACACGCTGGGAGGCTGGTACGAGGTGAAGGACGGGATCGTCATGCGGGAGCCTTTCCCGGTAGGGTCACCTCTTCCGGGGATCAGGGGCACAATGACGGCATGACCTTCCAGCCCTGGCTCGGGAAACTCCCCGGCGAGCCGTCTGGCGTCGGCCACCGCATCCTGATCAAGACCAGCTACCGCGCCGTGCACGACGGGAAGCTGCGGTGCGAGAGCACCGACCCGGAGGAGGTCGTCGCTCACGCGGCCGAGGGCGATGCCTTCGAGGTACTGAACTACTACGCGGTCACCGAGGGCTGGCAGCCGTGGACACCGGGGACCTGAGCACCTGGGAAGGCCGCATGGCCGCCGCAGCCGCCGCGCGCCGGGCTGCCGCCGAGAGGAAGCGGGAAGAGGCCGAGGAAGCGCGGAGGCAGGAGGTCATCGCCGCCGGCTTCGACCCGGACATGCCGGAAGGCCATGAAGCGCACCACTGGCACGCCCGGGGGAACGGGTACGAGTGCTCCTGCGGCCAGTTGCACGGCGGTATCTGGTCGTTCGTCCCTGACGCGCGCTGGGGGTCCGATGACCCGGCCGAGGTAGCCCAGGTGAGGCGGGAAGAAACCGACTGGCTGGCGTGGATCTCCTGCTACATCTGCGGCGCGCCCGGGGTTACGGCTCAGGACGTGACGTGGCCGCCGCGACGGATGGAGAGACAATCGGTGACATGACGATGTTCAGCGACTTCGCCGACGAGTTCACCGTCCAGGTGCCCGACGCGATGGAGATGTACGACCAGCTCCGCCGCAGACGCCACGAGGGAATGTACGCGCGGCTGGCAGCTCAGGTGGCGGCCAGTGCAGCCAGGCAGCCGCTATTCGTCCTGGCCCCGCTCATCGAGCCGGACAGGTCTACGGAACCGTCGTGACCTGGCCCGAGGGCACCAGGATCGTCGTGGTGTCCGGGAAGCCCTGCATGTTCATGACCACCTCGACCTCAGACAGGTTGATCAGGCTCTGCGCGTAGGGGTCGGTCACGAACTCGCCGACCACCTGGAGGGCGAAGCCGCGCTCGTAGATGACCTCCATCGTCCCCCAGGGCGTGCCAGGGGCGGCGGCGCTCGGCCGGTCCTCCACCGTGTCGAACGACCACACGGTGGCGATCATCGGGGCCGCCTCCACCACCTGGCGGAACTTCGAGGGGAAGTCCGACTGGGCGGCGAACGCGGTCATCGACACGAGCTGGTCGTAGAGCATGTCCCGCTCGTTGGAGTTAAGCGCCACGATGGTGAAGCTGACGTGGCCGGCGAACCGCCAGCGGGCGTAGGCGTTGCCCTGGGCGTCCTGCTGGGTGTAGGCGATGCCGACGGTGCGCAGCTCGGCTCCCTCGTAGTCGACCCAGATGCCGGGGTACTGCGCCTTCTCCACCGGGTACTCGATCGACACGAACGGCTGCTGGGCGGTGCCGGTCCCGCCGCCCGCGTCGGGCTCCGGGTACCGGGCGGTGAACGACTGCTGGATCGCCTGCACGGCAGTCGTCTTTATCGTCCGGAGGTAGCCCGTCATACTGCTTCCGGGCTATCCTGGGCGCGTGGCTCGGAGGCATTAGATCCGAAGGCAGCCTCGGCTCTCCAGCAGGAGCCGGGGCCGCTTCTGCCTGCTCCCTGCCCCGGCGAGGACCTCCGCCGGGGCAGGAGCCCCGGCGCTTACAGGCACGGTGCTCCCTCGCTTACAGCGGGCCAGGGGGCTGACGGCTGGGCGGCTCCCCCGCTTACGGCGGTACCGCTCCCCCGCTTACAGGCCGCAGGAAGGTATCACGTACCACGTATGCCGCTCACCTGCTAGAACCGGGAGCGCCAGCTCCGGTCGGCCGCGTAGATCCGCTGCGGCTGGAGGCCGCCCTGCTCGGCGGCCAGCGACAGCGCGTGGTTGAGGAACTTGCGCGGGGCGAGCCCCGGGTGACGCCAGCGGACGCCGATGTTGCCCCGGGCTATCTGGCCGGCCACCCGGCCCGGCGTGGTGAACGGGGTGCTGGCCTCCCGGCGGGCAATGCGGCCGGGCGCTCCAGGGTAGGAGGCGGGGACCGTCCGCTCCTCGACGGTGCCGCCCGCCGTCTTCTTGCGCGTCGTCTTCGTCGCGCCGGGCATGGCGGCCCTGCGGAAGATCAGCACCTGGACCTTGCCGGAGAGCGTCTGCCTGGTCTGCGCGTGCGGGTTCTTCTCCCGCTCGGTGCCCGTGGGGTCGTCAACCCACATCGGGATCGTCTTGCCCGCCAGGCTGAACATGGTGAACGGCTGGATGCCCTGCTCCTGGAACCACACGTAGGAGTCCTGCCAGCCGACGCCGAAGAACCCGGTGCCGTACAAGGGGAAGAGCCGGCTGGCGGCGGCACCTGACAGCTTCGGCATCACCCGGCGGGCCTCCCGGACGGCCGCGTTGGCGAGGCTCCGGGCGCGTGGCCCGGACAGGCCGTCCACCCGCATGATCAGCCGGTCCGGGTGCGCGGAGATGATCATCTCCTGGGTCTCGGTCAGCGCCACCATGCTGCCCATGCTAGGGCGGGCGCGTGCAGTTCAGTCAGTACCTGGTAAGCCTCATGGGACAACTACTCAACTACTACTTTTTCTAATAACTACTATTAGTTAGTACTTAGTTGTTCTAGTTGTTCTAGTTACGCGCATGGCCAGCGGTTGTGCAATTCTCCCTCCCGGTCTGTACGATTCTCGTTCAGTTCTTGTGCGATTCTTGTTTTCGAGTTCTACGCGCCGACCAGGCAGTTGTGCGATTGTACGATTCTTTTCCCGGTTTTCGGCTCTCACGCACACGGGCTTCGAAGTTACGTAACCGTCGGTTCACTGATGGTCATCACGCGGCTGCCATGGCTAGCCGAATCCAGATCCCGGGAAAGTGGCAAAAGAATCGCACAATCGCACGGTTGCCTGGTGGGAAGCTGTTTATCGAACACAAGAATCGCACAAGGATCGCACGAGAACCGAACGGGCGGCTGGAGAACCGCACGGCACCCCTTATGACCTGCCGTTACGACCTGGACTCGGTTAGGGTTTTCTGCGCCCTGGCGCGCCCCTTTGGGGCACTGTAGCCAGGTAAGTCACGTGAGTCACTGTAAGGAGCTAACTATGAGCGTTCCTGCGCCCCCGTCCCCGCCACGGGAAGACGACGACCTGCTGACCCCCGCCGAGGTCGCGAAGATCTTCCGCGTCGACCCGAAGACGGTGACGCGCTGGGCAGCCGCCAAGCCCCCCAGGCTCGCCTCCGTCCGTACCCCTGGCGGGCACCGCAGGTTCCGCTGGTCGGTCGTCCAGGCCATGCTGCGCGCCCAGCAGGACGAGAGCATGTTATCAAGAAAACCTGTAATAAACCGTTGTGCGTCCGAGGAGGGCGGTGCTATGTTGGACAGGTAGCCGCCGGAAGGCGGCGAACCGGCCGGCCGGCGGCCTTACCCCCGCGAGGGGCAAGGGGTAGATCCCCCCGGAAGAACTAGACCAAGGCCCCGTGCGCCTCTGACTCAAGCCAGCGGGGTTCCAGATGGAACCGAAGGAAGCATGAAGCAGTCAGTCACCCGCAGCTACCAGCCCGAGAGCTGGCTAACGAGGCACGCCTCGTTCGCCAATCTTGAGGCAGGACAGCCGTGTGACGGTATGCGGAGGCTTGCTGGGTAACACCCGCTGAGGGACCACCCAGGAGCCGCCGCCCAGACCGGGAGGCGGCTCCTCTGGTTCCCGGCCACAACTGAACAGCGTAGGGGTGTAGCTCAACTGGAAGAGCAGCGGTCTCCAAAGCCGCGTGTTGGGGGTTCGAGTCCCTCCGTCCCTGCTGGACCGCAAGGTCCTACAGCCACCGGCCGACGGGCGAGAGCCCCGAGGGCGGCAACCGGCTCGCATATTGAGAACTCAACAGCGGAACACGTAACGCGGCGGGGTGCCAACCCGCCGCAGGTTTCGGCGTGCTGAAAGACAATGCAGCTACTCCTGGGGAGCAGCGGCCGTTAAAGGCCGGGGGCGCTCGCGCTCCTGTACCAGGCAGCACGCCAGCAAGACTCCCTCTCCCTGGTGCTCACGCCCAGCGGCCGGCCTGTTCACACCGGGCCGGCCCGAGCGGCATACCCACTTAGGTGCACGGAGGCGAGCCCGCCCTGGGCACCCGGCTGCGCTAGTCGCTACCCGGTGAATGCTAGGGCGGGCTCCGATGGGGCCTTGGCGCAGCAGGTAGCGCGCTTGCATGGCATGCAAGAGGCCGGGGGTTCGATTCCCCCAGGCTCCACGAGGGTGAAGATGCGGGGTTCGAGTCCCCGCCCCGATGGATGATAAGCCGGGCGGTAGCTCAACAGCGCAGAGCATCACTCATCAGACGGCCCTGTCGCGGCATGCCGCGCGTGTGGCCAGAAGGCGAGACGGCAAGTCTGCTGCCATGTGTAGGGGGCCGTGACGGGCACCCCAGCGGCGGTTATACCGAAGGCCGGGCGTCTCCGGCGGCAAAGCAGCAGGTTCAGCGGGAATTCTCCGTCGTCCCGCCCATGGGGATGTAGCTCAGCAGGTAGAGCACCCGGCCCGCAACCGGGTTGTCAGGGGTTCGATTCCCCTCTTCTCCACGTGGCGATCCGAGGCACGGCATCCGATGCCATCCCTGATCAGGATGGCTGGACACGGTAACCGGCTTGAATGCCTGGCGCGAATCCAAGCGCCCAGGCCGGGGTAACTCGCCACTCCACGTCGAAGGAGGACGCATGGTTCTGCGCCATCTCACATCCAGTTCTTAGGGACTCGGATGTGAGAGGGGGTGACACCCCGTGGCTGGCAAGCAGCACAAGCACAAGAACCGCAAGCACGGGCGCAACCGCGCCAAGTGCGCGCGGTACGCGGCCGAGCACCGCCGGACGAAGAACAACCCGGCGCGTACCAGGCGCAATCCTGAAAGGACGCCGCATGGACGGCGCTAACGAAGTACCAGGAGCGGCCCCGGCCACGCGCCGGGGCTGTTCGAGCGGGATGTAGCGTAACGGCAGCGCGCCTGCTTTGGGAGCAGGCAGCCGAGGTTCGACTCCTCGCCTCCCGACCAGCCGCCTGGGGCCTGCGCAGCCCCCGAAGCCCCCCGCGCAGGGGAGATTAGTCCTGGTCGTAACCCGGCCGGGTTGGCGGCGCGAACCCTCTGAGAACCCGGGCAGAGACCAAAAAAGCCGGGCGCAGTCCATAGCACGGGGAGGCGAAGCCGACCGGCAGTACCGTGCAGGTGCCCAGGAAGTGATCGCGACGCTAGGGCCTGGCACCGAAGGACCTCAACGGAAGTGCGGCGGAAGCAAGAGCCACGCCCTGCCAGAGGTCCGCCTCGGGATATGGCGCATCGGTAGCGCACCCGGCTGGGGGCCGGGGGGCGGCAGGTTCGATTCCTGCTATCCCGACGTTTGGCAGTGCCGAGGGCAGAGCCGCCTTTAAGCGGTAGTCACCCGAAGCGGTGACGACCGTCCCGGCGGGGCACCCGGTCCGGACCGGGCGTCATATGCCCGGTGCACTGCCGGCTAGATCCGGAGAGGCGACGGTGAGAAGCCGTCCCGGGGTGTCTCACGCTCGCGCGAGCGGTGTAGGCCGGTGGTGTAGGTAACAGCATTCTCTGGTTAATCGGAGTGTGGCGCAGCTTGGCTAGCGCGCTACAGTAGGTCCGTGGAGCTTTCAACCGCCCAGAAGGGCGAGCTAGCCATGCTGAAAGTCATGACGCGGGCCGTCGAGCTGGGCTGGATCGCCAGTCGGCCAACGCGCGACTGCCGATACGACTTGATCCTCGACGAAGGCTCCAAGCTGTACCGGGCGCAGGTCAAGTTTTGTGCTCGGAAGTCCTCCCACTCCACCGGGGTGGCACATCTCGATCTCACCAAGGGCGGCGCGCGGAACCGCGCCTACCTGGAGGACGAGATAGATGCCGTGGTGGTCTACGTGGCGGCTATCGACCTGATCGTCTGGCTCGGCCGGGATATCTTCCATGGCCGGAAGCAATTGCACATCAGGTATAAGCCGACCAGGAGCGGCCAGGTGCAGGGGACGCTGATGGCGTCCGAGTTCGCCTGGTGATATCGGGTTATAGCGCAGCTTGGTGAGCGCGCCTGCTTCGGGAGCAGGAGGTCCCCAGTTCAAATCTGGGTAACCCGACGGGGCCTGATGATCACAGGCCTGCTGGGACGCGGCGTCGAGAACCGCGTTAGATGCCGGTGCTGGCTGCACGGGTGAACGGCTGCGCAGGGAAATCCTCCCGGTGAGGGAGGCCGGTACCTGCGCGATGGAATCCAGGCCAGGTTCGATCCCTGGGGCATTGCTGACCTGGAAGGTGGGCTTAGAGGCAGCCATCCTTCAAAGAGCGGGGTCATGCCGCCTCCTGTCCGAGGGCAGCTCGCGGTGACAGCGAGCCCGCTGGCGGGCGGGCGGGCAAACGGAGCACCCCCTTGGCGTAAAAGCACACCAGGTCTTCACGGTCGTGTAGCTCAGTCGGAACGAGCGGTCGCCTGAAAAGCGACAGGTCCCCTGTTCGATCCAGGGCATGACCACGGTGACGGAGTACTACGTCACTTGGCTCCCGTGGTAAGCGCACTACGGGAAAATCGGTTGGCCTGGTGGCCGCCCTGGTGAAGAGCCGGGCCTGGGTTCGATCCCCGGGATCGTGCGCGGATGTAGCTCAACGGCAGAGCCCCTGCCTTCCAAGCAGGCCACGCGGGTTCGATTCCCGTCTTCCGCTCTGCGGCGTGACGCGGCCAGGTCCCTCGGATCGTCGCGGCCAGGCGAGTAGCGCTCCTCCTGGTAAACAGGACCTTCGCGAGGGTCCTGCCTCACGTCCCCCGGGGCACCTCACAACGTCGCCGGCACCCTGGCCTCCCCGCCGCAAGCCCGGAGTGCCAGGCCCTGGACCGGCGGGGCCTCGGGACCACGCGCCGCTAACTCAATTGGCAGAGTGCCTGACTCTTAATCAGAACGTTGGGGGTTCAAGTCCCTCGCGGCGCACTGGAGGAATACTGAAGGCCGAACCCGGGGCTGGTGCCGACGAAGAGGCCTCCTGCCACCAGCAGTATTCCTCCTCACGGGCGAGTAGCAGAACGGCATATGCCGGGGCCTCAAAAACCTTGTGAATGCGGGTTCGAATCCCGCCTTGCCCACAGGCGCTGACGGCGATGTCCGCTGCGGCCGGGAGGTACCCAGTCCTCCGACGCGGCGCACAGGAGCGCGGTATCAAGTACCAGACCGTCCGCCCGGGTAGCGCCCGGGGGAGACTGAGGACTGATAAAACCCGGCCGAGCCTGAGTGGCCTGGGCTGATTGCCAATGGGGTATAGCTCAACTCGGCAGAGCGCCGGCGTCTGGTGCCGGAGGTTCCAGGTTCGAATCCTTGTATCCCAGCGCCGTCGACCTCGGTGAGGCTAGCCGGGGGAGGCCGTCCTGAGCATGACGCTAAAAGGCATCTGCCCTTGTAGCTCAGTTGGTAGAGCAGCGCTCTCGTAAAGCGCAGGCCAGCGGTTCGAAGCCGCTCGGGGGCTCCCGGTCAGTGGGACGAACCAAGGTGCAGCGGCTAGCCGCCAAGGTACCGGCCGGAATCCGGTTTCCACTGACTGGCCTTGTCCTTGTGGCGAAATGGCAGACGCGCCAGCTTGAGGTGCTGGTACCCCGTAAGGGGCGTGAGGGTTCGAGTCCCTCCTCGGACACGGGCAGGATAGACCCGGGGATGCCGCGCGGTCCCCGGCGGAGCGGGGAACGGCAGCGCCGAGCGCTCGGGGCTGCGGCACCTGGTTGTCCTGGACCGGGAGGGTACCCCGGGCTATGCCGCCTTAGCTCAGCAGGCAGAGCGATCCCCCTGTAAGGGAAGGCGCGGCGGTTCGATTCCGTCAGGCGGCTCTGGGCGTTAGCTCAACATGGCAGAGCGCACGGCTTTGGTCCGTGAGGTTCGGGGTTCGATCCCCTGCCGCCCAGCGTGGGCCGCCGGATGGCACGAGGGAGGGTGCCTACAGTTGCAACTACCCGTTCGAATCGGGAACGGCGGCTCTCCAGCTCCCCCGGTAACCTGGCCTCATGAGCGTGAAGCACGTGCAGGCGCAGCTCCGGTCGGGCACCACGGTGCGGACGTGCTGGCTCCCCCAGGGGATCAAGCCGGGTGACCGGGTGACCCTGAAGAACTCCGAGGACCCGGCCCGCTGGTGGGACGTGACGGAGGTCGGCAGCGAGGCCCGCGAGCTGTCGGAGATCAATCGCGGGTGGAACAACAACATCTAGCCTGGATAGCTCCAGCGGCAGAGCGGCTCCATGGTAAGGAGCAGGTCGCCGGTTCGAATCCGGCTCCAGGCTCGGGGACTTCTTGATCACGGTGATCGTGTCCGTGGCGCACCAAGCCCCGCCCGGTGGGAATCCGGGCACCACGCGGTTGTGGCGCAGCAGGCAGCGCGGCACCTTGCCAAGGTGCAGGTCGCCGGTTCGATCCCGGTCAGCCGCTCTCGGGGTACCGAGCCTCCGATGGCCCAAAGCCTGAGTCGCGACACGGAGAGCCCTCCGACGGCCGAGTTAGCCTGAAGGGGACCCTGACCAACTGGCACGGCACGGTGCCTGACCGGATGTCCCAGCCGACCTACCCCGGCTGCGTGACGCCGGCGCAAACCCGACCGGGGTAGCGGCCGGGAACGTGTCTCCGGGGTGCTCGCTGCCGTCGCCCCGGGCGTCCAGTAGGGCGCTGATCCCGTCCCGGCGGGTGAACGGTAGCTTACGCGGTTGTAGCTCAGCAGGCAGAGCACGTGCTTCCCAGGCATGATGTCGCGGGTTCAATTCCCGCCAGCCGCTCCACGCCGCGCCCGGCGGCGTCACTCTCCCCGCGAGGGGAGACAAGGGTTCCTCGGGGCTCCCGGGCACATGGGCTTGTGGCGGAATGGCAGACGCGCCAGTTTCAGGAACTGGTGTCCCGCAAGGGACGTGAGGGTTCGAGTCCCTCGGGGCTCACGGGGATGCGCAGGTGGCCCGGCTTGCAAGAGCCCGGCGGTCCCTAACCTGGAGAGCGAACCGGACAGGCGCGCCGGGCTTCGCCGCTAACGAATGCGCGGGGGTGACCCCGTGGGTTTCGAGTACTCCGCTCTCCGCACCTGGGCCGCAGCACTGGAGTGCAGCCGGATGGACGGGTTCGATTTCCCGTGCGGTCCACCGGGTCCCGGCAGGCCATGCCGGATTTTCCGGACACACCGGAAGCCGGGACCGGCATGGAGAGGTCGCCTAGCGGTCTATGGCGCTTGCCCGGAAAGCAAGTTGGGGTAACCCTCGCGAGTTCGAATCTCGCTCTCTCCGCGCGGATGGTAGATTAGCTGTTATGCCATCCGAAATATCCTGCGCCTGGGCAGCCGGGATTCTCGACGCCGACGGATGCGTAACCATGAGACCGCCATCGGGCGGTCGGTTCCGGTCCCCCTACCTTGTAGTCGACTCCACCGACAGGGAGATCCTGGAAGAGTTGGTTGCCAGCTTCGGCGGTCGCATCCACGAGAAGAGCGTCCGGCATGAGCACTGGCGTCGCCAGTGGTCCTGGCGGATGTACGGGACCGTTGGCATCCTTGAGTTCCTGCGGCTGGTCATCCCGTACATGCGATGCCCCGCCAAGGTAGCTCGGGCGAGGATGCTAATCGACGAGTACCCGGCGCTGACTCAGCGAAACGGCTGGTACACCCCAGAACAGCGGGCAGCAAAGCTCGACATGGAGGAGCGGTTCATGGCTATCGGTTACGGCCGAGGAGCCAGCCTGCGAGCCCTCCCAAGACCCGGAAGCGTAAGCCGAGCTTCGGCCTAACGGCGGCTGTCTCGAAAACAGCTAGGGGTAACTCCCGTGTGGGTTCGAGACCCACCGCTTCCTCTGCTTACGGCACGCGCCGCCTGGCGTTCCAGTTTCCGGCTCCCCAGCCGGAGCCGAACCCCGCCTCGGCGAGGGCCAGGAAAGTCAGCCCGATGGCGATGATCCCGATGATGACGGTCAGGGAGATGCCGTGGACGCCGAGGATCGCGATGATCGCGGCGATGAGGAAAGCGAGGACCGCAAGTCCGTAAGTCATGACAGGGCTCCTTCTGAGGAGCTACCTGCCCCTCAGTTCTTCCGGGGGGCGGTCGAGGGCGTGTAGCTCAGTCGGTTAGAGCACTTCCCTGATAAGGAAGGGGTCAGAGGTTCAATTCCTCTTTCGCCCACCTCGGCGGTGTAGCTCAGTGGCAGAGCACCCGGCTCATAACCGGGAGGCCGGCGGGTCGTTCCCGCCCTCCGCTACCTGGACCTGCGGGCAGGTTCCGGGCTCGTGCGCCAGCAGCAGCGCGGTGCCGGCCCAGAGATGGAATGCTGACTCTCCCGGCAGCACCGGGCGAGGGCACAGGAGGCACCGCCAGGGAAACGGCCCCCGGTAGGTGAAGACCTGCCCGATACGCACGACCAGATACTAGGGCCGTTAACTCAGTGGTAAGAGTGTCACCCTTATAAGGTGAGAGTCGTGCGTTCAATCCGTACACGGCCCACCAGGACGGAGAGCACGTGAACGTCAAACAGGCCCGGCGAATACCTTTCGCGGGCTGGTAGCTCAACGGCAGAGCAGCGGTCTTTTAAACCGTGGGTTTAGGGTTCGAATCCCTGGCAGCCCACCCTGCGCCATTAGCTCAGAGGAAAGAGCGGCCGGCCTCTACCCGGCTCGCCGGGGGTTCGAGTCCTCCATGGCGCACGAGACTGGCCCACTTAAGACGGGCTCCGTGGACGCGGGTGCTAGCCCCTCGTCCTCCCCCGGCGGTCGGTCAAGCCGCGCGGAACACGGTCCGTTGGAGGAATCGGCGAACTCACCTGGCCCTCAACCAGGAGATTGCGGGTTCAAGCCCCGCACGGATCACGCAAGCCGGGTACCCAGCCAGCGGGTGACAAGCCCGGCGTGCAAGGACGCTGGCCTCTGCGAGCGGGAGCGCATGCCTCCCGCGCTTACTCGGGGACCCGTTACGCGGGAGGACGGCCATCCAATACGGCGTCCCCGTAATACGATCCGGACCGCAGGTGGCTGAAATCCGCTGGACCGGACATCTGCCCCCATCGGCCAATGGCTAGGCCGTCTGCCTTTCAAGCAGGAGAAGACGGGTCGGAACCGTCTGGGGGAGCGAGGCCGGGACATGTATCCTGGCCACACGACGCGGAGTGGGGGAGTTCGGTGTCCCCGCTGGGCTCATAACCCTGAGATCGCGGGTTCAAATCCCGCCTCCGCAACGAGGAAGTGCTGGGCTGGTACTTGGCAACGTGTAGCGCCGCAGGGTCCGCCCTGCGGTGCTGTGACCGTAAGTCCCTTAAACCTCCCCCCTAGTCACGTCTGGAGCGCCGGCCAGCGCCAGTAAACGGGAAGAGCACTGAATCATTCCGGTGTAGCTCAATTCGGCAGAGCAGGCGGCCGTTAACCGCAAGGTTCCAGGTTCGATTCCTGGTACCGGAGCATCACGGTTGGCGCGGCGGGTAAAATCCCAGCCTTAACCGCGCCGTCATGGTCTTGCAGGGCAGCCAGGAGTGCCCACCTCCCTGTCAAGGAGGAGATCGCCGGTTCGAATCCGGTCAGGACCGCCGGGAAGGTCATCGGCAGAAGTGAAAGAGCGCGCCTTGTCGAGGGCGGCTCGCCTTCCCTACAGCCCGGTTATCCGCCGCCGGTTGTGCAGCTCGGCCTCGCCGAGCCGCTCCAGCCCGTGCACCGCGCCGCTGCGCCGGCCGCAGGCGAAGCCGACGATGAAGGCGACGACGATGATCACGGCAAGTGCAAGTCCCATGTAACAAACGATACGTTTCCCTGGCTTACCTGGCCACCGGGGACGAAACGGGCGCTTAGCTCAGCGGAAGAGCGCTTCTCTGACACAGAAGAGGCCGGAGGGTCAGCACCTCCAGTGCCCACGGTAAGAGGACAGTGGTGAAATCGGTAGACATTGGCGAGGAAGGGTGCCACCCCCTCATGCAGGTTCGAGTCCTGCCTGTCCTCTCGCTAAAGGCGGCCCTGGTTGCAACCGGGGCCGCCTCAACTCGCGGACGTAGCTCAACGGATAGAGCGTCAGCCTACGGAGCTGAGCGTTGGGGGTTCGAGTCCCTCCGCCCGCACGGTCCCCAGGGACTGGTCCATGGCTCCCCTGCACGGCTCCTCATGTGGGAGACATGCCGTGCGCCGCCGCACTTGCCCCACCCTGGGAGCGGCGGAGTTCCTGGGCGACTGCTCAATGAGTGGTTGAAGCAGTCATCACATCACGGGCGACTAGCTCAAAGGAAGAGCGCTGGTCTCACACACCAGGGGTTGAAGGTTCGAGCCCTTCGCCGCCCACCGGGTCGTAACCCAAACGGTTGCGGGGCCTGCCTGTGGAGCAGGTATTAGCGGGTTCGACCCCCGCACGACCCTCCGTGGTGAACATGGTGCAACGGAAGCACGCCGGCCTAGCTGGATTTACTGCTCTCGTGGAGCCGGAGACCGCCGGGGTTCGACTCCTGGCGTGTTCATCACCCCTGGCGGAGTGACCCGAGATGGCATGGGGGCGGTCTGTAAAACCGCTGCTTCGGCACGGCTGGTTCGAGCCCAGCGTCCGTCACGTAGTTCTTTGCGCCCGTAGCTCAGCGGATAGAGCACCGCCCTCCGGAGGCGGGGGCCGGGGGTTCGAGTCCCTCCGAGCGCACTGGGAAGTGGTGTAAGAGGGCGATCCGGCCAAGCTCGTGGCCACGGGCGAAGGCAGGGGAAGCCCCTCGACAGCGCTGCCCGCCGAGACCATGGCAGCCGGCGGGCGGACAGCATCCCCGGGTTCCACCCCGGGGCGGTCCTGGCGAGAACCCAGGCTTCCCAGCCAACCGCAGGGTGTCCGAGAGGCGAGGTCCTGGTCTGCAAAACCAGGTACGCGGGTTCGAATCCCGTCTCTGCGTCGGGAACCGGGTGCGGTGCATCCATTCCGGTTCTAAGCCCGGTAGCTCAGGGGATAGAGCTATCGCCTCCTAAGCGAGTGGTCGGGGGTTCGAGTCCCTCCCGGGCTGCCCCGCGTGTTCCGCTGCTGAGTCCCTCCGCCCTGGAAGCAGGGAGGAGGCCAACACATGCCAACGATCCCGCCGGATACCGTCGCCGCAGGGCAGACCGGGCACCTGGACGCCCACAACAACATCAGCGACGTGCTGACCGCTTTCCAGGCCCAGCTCAGCGGAATCCCTGCCCTCAAGGCCGGCACCGCCGCGCTGGTCGCCGGGACCGTCAGCGTCTCCCTGTCCTCGGTGAGCACCGGCACCATCGTGCTGGTGTCCCGGCTGGTACCCGGCGGCACCGTGGGGCACCTGTCGGTGCCGACCGTCAGCAACGGCACCGGCTTCACTATCGCCTCCACCTCGGTCTCCGAGACCTCCACCGTCGCCTGGCTCGCTATCGGGTAGCGGCCACGGAAGGGGCAGGAGGAAACCACATGTCAGTCATGGAAACGTCCCTGCCGGGACCAGGCGACGCGCTCGCCGTCATGTGCCAGAACCAGATGTCCGGCCCCACCGTGATCGCGGCCGACGCGAAGCGGAACTACGAGGTCGTCTTCCAGGGCAAGGGCCACCCCGACGGCGAGGACGTCCAGCCGATCCCGGAGGCGCTGCTCAACACGATCCAGTTCCGCCGGGCGCTCAGCCGGGGCGTCATCGTCGCCATCGAGGGGGCTGACCACCCGATCGTCCAGCAGGCCCTCGCCCGCCAGTCTGACGCCTTCGCCAAGCGGATGGCCACGCAGCAGATGTCCGACCGCGAGGTGCTCGACTCCCCGGCCGCCGCCGACATCATCGTCGTCAACTGCATCGGCCCCGGCTCCCGGCCCGGCGCGGTCTGCGGCGAGCAGGTCCCGGTGAAGTCCGGCGACACCGGCAAGCCGCCGCTGTGCGACCGCCACCAGGGCCTGAAGGACCGCTGCCTCAAGCGCGGAGACGGCCCCTGGGTCCTGGAGGACGACGCCTCGATGTACGAGGGGACGAACTTCTAATGCCGTGGGGGCGTAACCCGGACCACGCCGCGATGACCGGGACCTATGACACCAGCGACACCGCCGGCCCGGACGCGCCCCACACCGAGCTGCGCGGGGTGACGGCCGCGTTCGACCTGGCCCGCGCCAGCGACCTGGCGTGGGCGCTGCGGGGGATGGACCCCTCCGACGAGGCCGTCTCCTCGAACATCGTCCAGACCAGCCCGGGGCTGACCGTCAACCGGGGCGACCCGGACGGCGACAGGGCGCGGGTAACCGCCGCCGCCGCCCGTGCCCGCCAGGCCCTGGAAGAGGCAGGGATGGAGCTTGACCCGGTGTCCGGGGCGATCCGCTGGCGCGACCACACCGCGCCGTGGCAGAACCACGCCGCCGCGATCGGCCCCATGACCGTCGTCGATGACAACACGGACCGGAGCGCCGGATGACAACCCCCGCCGACTTCTACGGCGTCCCCCTGATCAGCGTCACGACCCAGGTGGACACGATCACCATCAGCCACACCGTCCCGGCTGCCCTCTCCAAGAAGGGCATCGTCTCCTACCCGTCGCTGGAGACCGCCGGGGCGACGCCGACCTCCGACGTGATCACCGTCTTCGACGTCACCACGGCCACCGCCCTGGTCCTGAACACCGACTACACGCTGACCGCCTCCGGCAGCTCGCCGGAGACCCAGACCTACTCGGTCACCCGGGTCAACAGCTCCTCGGCCTCCGCCGACGGCAACACCTGCCGCGTCACCTACCGCTGGGGCACCGTCCCGGACAGCGCCCGTGACTTCGGCGACTTCCAGGGCGAGGCGGGCGCAGCCCCGGCGGGCACCGCCTTCCAGGCGTCCAACCAGCCGACCAGCGGGTCGACGGTCGCTGGCATCGGCGAGCAGGCGGCCGGAGGGTCCCTCACCGACCCGGCCAACACCGTCAAGGGCGGCCCGGAGACCGGCTCCCCCGGCTCGGAGTACGGGGTCACCCCGACCCACCCGAGCACCTTCGGGTACAACGCCCTGGGCTCCCCCGATACCGAGGCGGTCTACGGCGGCGCGCTGCCGGAGAACTTCGTCCCGACCGACACCAGCTTCACCACGACGGTCGACACCACCGTGGCGGGCGGCTCCAACCTGGTGCCCGCGATGTTCCCGAGCCCGCCCGGGTACCGTGCCCCGTCGGCCGGGGTGGCGGGCGGGACGAAGGACACGACCCTGACGGACATCCTGGGCAACCAGGTGAACGCCACCGCGTCGCAGCCTCCCTCCGGGTACGCCGCGACGCTGGTCGACACCAGCTACATCGGGTCCCCGGCCGCTCCCACCGCGCTGGTGTCGCAGACCGACGCCTTCGCCGCCGACCAGGCAGGCTCCCCTGACTACCTGTCGCAGTCCGGGATCATCCCCTCGTCGATCGTCGTCACCAACACCACCACCTCGACGCTGATGGTGCTGACGACCGACTACACGGTGACCACCGCAGGGAACGGCCCGACCCTCAACGCCTACGTCACGCCGGTCGCGGGCACCAACTTCGCCAACGGGAACAGCGTCTCGGTCACCTACAACTGGGGCGACGCGACCTACTGGGACTCCAACCCGCCAACCTCGGTCCCCGGCGCGCCGACGATGAACTCGGTCACCGCCGTCAACCGGGGCGTCAACGTCAACTGGAGCGCCCCGGCGACCGACGTCTACGTCCAGTACTACCTGCTCCAGTCCTCTGACCTGGGCACCATGTACGTCCCCTACACCGGGCAGCCGGTCAACTACGGGCAGACCTCCCCCTCGGGCGGCGCGAGCATCGGCCAGCCGACCTACCAGTCGGACGTCCTCAACCTGGTGACGGCGGCGCTGGCCGCCCCGGCGACCCCGACCTCCGCTACCGCCACCTCAGGCGGCACCGTGCTGGCCGGCACCTACACGATGGTCACCACCTACACGAACGCCAACGGGGAGACCCTGGCCTCGGCGACCCACACCCAGGTGACCACCGGGTCGACGTCCACCCTGACGGTCAACTCCCCCGGCGCGCTGTCCGGGGCCACCCACTGGTACGCCTACGTCTCCCAGGTCGGCGGGACCACCCTGACCAGGCAGCAGGCAGCCGGGTCCCCCACCCTGATCGGCACCAACCTGACGCTGACCGCCCCGCCGACCAGCACCGGGGCGAACCCGCCGACCCTGAACACGACGATCCCGACCACCTCGAAGACGGGCGTCCTCACCCCGCCCGCCCAGGTCATCGTCAAGGACCTCACCACCGCCGGGGCCGAGGGCGACCCGATGCAGCCCGACGGCTTCGTGCTGGAGTACGGCTATGACTACACCATCACGGTGGTCGGGGCCGGCCCGTGGACGCAGTACCAGGTCGCCCTGGTCGCCAGCTCGGTGAACGCGGCGGCGGGCGACCAGATCGAGATCGACTACTGGTACGGGGCGGACCCCAGCTCGGTCAGCGCGGTGTTCACCCAGGGCCTGGTGCAGAACACCAACGTGATCTACCGGCCGGACGGCACCACCCCCTACAACCAGGGGTACAGGTTCCAGGTGGCGGCCGGCAACCAGCTCGGGGTCGGCCCGTGGTCCGCCTGGTCCTCCTACGCGGTCCCGCTGAACTACAACGAGCCGCAGGCCAACGCCAGCATCACCGTCGGCACCGGCTCCCTCGACCCGGCCAACACGATCAACCCGATCTACAAGCCGGACGGCACCGTCAAGGCGGGCACAGGGCTCGGAGGCTAGGTGGCAACCTTCAGCACGGTCCTCGGGCTCAAGCTCAACGACCCGACTGACCCGTTCCAGCTCAGCGACTTCATCGCGAACTGGCAGGTCCTCGACGCCTCGCCGGGGATCTTCATCTGCACGTCCACCTCCCGGCCCTCCTGGGGGACCGCCCAGGCGGGCCGGCTGATCTTCATGAAGGACCTGAAGCAGACCAGCTACTGGGACGGGGCGACCTGGAACGACCTGCGCGACGCCGCGCCGATGTTCGCCGGCGGCTTCTTCCTGAACGCCGCGTGCAACCCGGGCTCCACCGGCACGTTCAACCTGCTGACCCTCACCACGCCCAGGCCGTCGTCGCTAGCCATCTGGGCGACGGCGACCTACACCTGCGACAACGACGACTTCCAGAGCGCCCAGCAGGCGATCACCTTCGACGGAACCCCGTCGCTGATGGGGTCGTTCCAGGAGGCGGTGCGGCCGTCAGGCGACAACAACGGGGGCGGCACCCAGATCCCGGACAGCGCCACCTCGATCACGATGATCCCGGCGGTTACCGCCGGCCAGCACCAGATCGGGCTCCGGGTCCAGGTCAGCCACCATTACTGGGACACGGTTACCCTCGTCGGGGTGAAGGTGCTCGCGCTGGTCTCCGTCTACGCCACCGGAAACAGCCTGTAACGGACACTGGAGCCTAAGGATGTGGAAGAGGGCGTAATGCCCCCGGTAGCCGTCCGACGTCCAGAACTTCTTCCCGCACTCGCAGATATTGCGGCCGAAGAACCCGTAGAAGGGAAGCGGGATGGACGGGACCCAGGCTCCTTCGGCGTTCATCTGTAGATCCACGCCTGCACCATAGCCCCCGGAAGAATCGGAGGAGGTTCGCTCTCATGACCGTCGACCCCGGCTTGATCGACTGGCGCGAGCGCACCTACCTGTCCCAGTACGCGCAGCCCCCGCTCACCTTCGCCATCTACGTCGGCGGGGTCCTGGCCGACCCGGACCACTCCTCGGTGACCGGCCGGCTGGTGATGCAGAACCCGGACGGCACCGAGGCGCTGGTCAACACCTACACCGCCGCCCGGGAGGGCACCGGGACGTACGTGATCACCCCGTCCTCGGCCGACACGCAGACCCCCGGCTACGCCGAGCTGGACTGGGCTTACTCGATCTCCGGGACGCCGCAGCAGTACGCCTCCTGGCTGACGATCGGCATCGCCAACCCGACCTGGGACTCCCTCCCCCAGGACATGCAGGACTTCCTGGAGCAGCAGGTCTGGGTGCGGTTCGCCGACCTCTTCGACTCCCCCGGCGGCGGCCCCAACCTCCAGAGCTACTTCCAGGCGCACTGGTCGCGGGGCCGGGCGGCGCAGATGATGAGCATCGCGCTGATGAAGATCAACGCGGTCGCCCAGCCGTGGTCGAACTACACGCTCGACGGAAACGGCGGCCCGAAGTACGCCATCCAGTTCTGGGGCGGGCTCCTGGCGAGCTACACCTACATCGAGTGCGTCAAGCAGCTCATCCGCTCCTACACCGAGCAGCCGGCCCTCTCCGGCCCGCCGGTCGCCCGGCTGGACCGTCGCGACTACGTGGACAGGTGGCGCTCCGCGCTCGCCGACGAGCAGGCGGAGCTGAAGTCGCTGCTGGACGTGTTCAAGATCCGGCACATCATGAACGGGTCCCCCAGGGTCCTGGTCTCGGGCGGCACCTACGGGCGGTACGCTCCCACCCGCATCGCCGGCTCCGTCGCCGCCCGCCCGCGCATGTGGGCACGCTGGTACTGATACAGGGTTCCTCGGTATCCTCCTGGCATGACCGCGACGGCCACCTGCCAGTGCGGCAAGGTCCCGGACCGGCCCTGCTCCGCCGCGATCACCCAGGAGGACCTGCTGTGCGACCAGTGCAGGGCATCCCTCCTGGAAGGCATGACTCACATCGTCTTCTCCTGGCTGACCTTGAGCGGGCCGGTCCCCCAGCACTACGCCGTCCCGGTGAAAGGCGTAGACGGGTTCTTCTCCATGGAAGCGTCATGAGCGACGACAAGCGCCCGGCCTATGACTACCCGATCGCCGACCCCCGGCACCGCTGCGTCCAGGGGCTGTGCGACAGCCACGCGGGCAAGGCGGGGGCTGACGCGGAGAACCTCCTGATGCTGGAGCGGTTCTTCCTCCCGCTCGACCCGCAGGAGGCGGCCGAGCGGGAGCGGGCCGTCACCGGGTCCGGGGTCCTCACCCGCGACATGATCGTCCGGGCGCTCGGCGGGGAGCCCGGTGGCTGACCCCTGGGAGCCGTACGAGCCGTGGCGGTCCTGGCAGGGCAACCTTGCCCCGGACGAGCTAGAGCGGTTCCGCCGTGACCTCGAACACTCCCTGAAGAGCCCTGTGCGGTACCGGCTCCCGAACGGGAAGCTCACCAGGCGGGTGCCGCTGCCGCTGCGCGCCCGCCTCAGGCTTAGCGCCCGGGGGATGGTGACCCGCTGGCTCTTGCGGCGGTACCGCCCCCGGAAGGTTCATGACCGCTAAGCGCGAGGCCGAGCTGGAGACCGAGAACCGCATGCTCCGTGAGCAGGTGGCCAGCCTTGAGAAGATCATCGAGCGGATGCAGCCGGTTATCTGCCTGGACAGCAGCCGCCTCGTCGGGGCCGCCGCGCCGCAGCCGCCGGTCTGGTACTGGTGGCCGAACAACACCTGGACCACCGACTTCACGGTGACCTGCGGCTCCGGCACGATCACGGGGCCGACGCCTGAGGGCTCCACAGTCAGCCCGCTCTGAGTTACCCTGGGGTTGTCGAGGGTGCCCCCGTCCCACGGCACGGGCCGACTTCCCCCAAGCGGCCCCTCGCGAGCCCGCCTGCCGCTCCCGCCCCAATGGAAAGTCACCAGGCGGGCTCGCCCCTTTCCCCGGAAGACATGAGCCGGGGAGGAGGCCGGGGTGCCGCACTGGTGGAGCGCTTACTGGGCCTGGGTGGGGTCGAACATCGGGGCGATGCCGGCCGAGTTCGTTATCACGGTCGTGGCGACCCTCGTCTTCCAGAAGCCGATCGCGAGGCTCCTGGCGCTGCTGCGCAGGGACGTCCACGCGGCGGTAGACAAGGCGCAGGAGGACGCGAAGGCAGCCAGGGAGATAGTCGGTGACCTGTACCGGCACATGACCGGCGAGGACCACCCGGTCCAGAACGGGAAGTAGCTCGTGGCCAACCACCCAGGAGCGGCAGCGCTCACCGGCAGCGGGACTATCACGCCGCACGGCACGGCCACCCGCCGTAAGTCCGCCGCCCTGTCCGGCTCGGGCACCTTCACCGCCCACGAGAAGAACGCATACCCGGTGGCGGCCCTGTCGGGATCGGGGAGCTTCACCGCGAACGGGCGGCGTCAGATCCCGGTGACGTTCCAGGCGGGCGCTTCGCTGTCGGTGAGCGCCCGGGTCATCAAGAACGCCACCGCCGCGCTGGCGGCTGCCCCGGTGCTCACCGCCACCGGGTTCGTGCCGATGATGGCCGCGCGCCCCGTGCTGGCCGCCACGGCGAAGGTGACCGAGGTGGCCGCCGCCGCCTTCACTGCGCCGGGCACCCTGACGGCGGCCACGTCGCAGTCGGCCGCGCACCTGTCGGCCGCGCCCGCGCTGCTGGCCCCCGGGCGGATGGCCGCCGCCCGCCTGCTGGCGGGCACCTCGATGTCGGTGTCCGGCACGTACTTCATGCCGGGCGCTGCGGCGCTGTTCGCCGGCCCTGTCCTGTCGGCTGCGGCGAGGGTCACCGAGCTTCCCTCCGTTCACCTGAGCGCGCCCGCCTCGATGTCCGTCCCGTCGTCCCTGCGGGTGCAGGCGTCGGCTGCCTTCCACGGCGGGGCGGCCCTGTCGGCGGCCCCGTTCACCGCCTCCGCCCACCTGTCGGCCGCGCCCGCGCTGAGCGCGGCTGGCACCGGGACCGACTTCGCGCACGCGGCGCTGAGCGCACCGGGTTCCGTCACCTTCCACGGACAGGTCACGCGCAAGCCCAGGGCGGCCCTCAGCGGCTCCGGGACGATCCACTCGCGTGGTACGACCGTCAAGTTCGCCAGCGCCGCCCTGAGGGCTTCTGCGGCCCTCCGGGCGGCAGGGGTGCGCGGCGTCGCGGCGCACTCCGCGCTGACGGCGGCGGCGCACCTCTCAGCGGGCGCGCTCCGCTCGGCGGCGGGCCGGGCGGCGCTGTCCGCCCAGGTAAGCGCCTTCGTCTCGGCCCAGGTGACACCTGGCGTGCGCCTGAGCGCCGCCGCCGTGCTGTCCGGCTCGGCGGTCCTCAGCCGGACGGTGCGGTCCACGCTGTCCAGCGGGGCGAGGCTCACCGCGACCGCGCACGGCACGGCGTTCCCGCGCGCCGCCTTCACCGCCCCCGGTGCCCTTGCCGCCGTGCCGCTCGGGGTGGTCAAGGGCGGCGAGGCGATGGCCGCCAGCCCGTCGCTGCGGGCGGCGGCCAGCACCAGGCCGAGGCTGCCGTTCCCGCAGCCGCCGGGCAGGCAGCAGGCCGCCTGGGAGCGGGACGTCCAGCGCTTCGCGATCGTCCAGGAGCGACAGCGGCACGCCCAGGCGCTTTGGCAGTACGGCGAGCTGGTGATGTTCGCCCTGATGTGGAAGCCCGAGGACATCACCTCTGGGCTGGCGCGACGGTGCACCCGCTGCTACGTCCCCGCCCAGGTGATCAGCGACCTGCCCCCGGAGACGCCGCCGCCGCTGGGATGGCCGACGGCATCCACGGAAGCTCAGATCAGCGCCGCCTACGGGCAGGGCACCCAGTTCCGCTGCCCGCTGTGCTTCGGCACCCAGGTGATCGCGGCCGGGACGGTGAAGGTACCCGGCGTACGGGCGCTGCTGGTGCGCCCGGCGATCCTCACCGACACCGACCAGAACCAGCAGCGCACCGCGCGGGGCGTCGTCAACACCGGGAGCGTGCAGGTGCAGTCGACGCCTGACTTCCGGGTGCACACCCTGGACTACCTGTTCCGGTCAGACGGGCGGCGCTACCAGCTCTCGGTGCCGTCCCGGACGACGCTGCGCACCGGGTTCGGCTCCCCGTGGCAGGACGCGGCCGGGATCAGCTACAACGTCTCGAACGCCAGCCTGGAGGACCCGGACGCCTCGGTGGCGTACGCCATCGCCCCGCTGGCCGCCGAGCTGGCGCAGGTGCTCGGCACCTACACCAGGGTCCCGGCTGACTACGCCTGGGTCGAGCAGGTGAACGGGCCGCTGATCCCCGGCGAGGACCCGCCGCCCGCCGCGTACGGGCTGTATCAGCCGCCGGCCTCAGCGGGCGTCTGACCGAAGTCGTCGAACTCGCCGTTCATCACGCCGCCCAGGAAGTCGCGCCACTCGCCCGGGGTGTAGGTGAGGACGCCCTGGGCGTGGTCCTGGCCGTTGCGGACCTGGGCGCTCCCGTCGGAGAGAAGCTGGACCTCGACGGAGTTGCCGGCGGCGGAGAGGCTCGACTTGAACCATGGCTTACTGACAGTAACGTCATGTGACATATCAGTGATTCTATGCAATAATCCTCGCAAGCACCCGGATTTGGCGGCCCATTCCGGGTGCTTTTCTAATCCCTGTGCACCTCAATCGCATCGCCTGGTACGTTATGTCCCGAGCACAAGCTGAGGTTCAGGCTGAGGCTGACACGCTCCCACATTGACCGGAAGGCCCTGGTTCGACTCCAGGTCCCGGCACCCGCGCCGGGATAGCTCAGGGAGAGCACCCGGAGGGAGCCTCAGGATCAGGATGTGACGCTCGAAGCTGAAGCTCGCGCCAGCACGTGCAGATCCACCTGGTGGCCGCAGACGACAAGAAGCTGCGGGTTCGAGTCCCGCCCGGGGCGCTCCGTGCCCCGGTGGTCCAAGGGCAAGACGTCTTCCGTTCAGGATGACGGCCACCCGACAGCCGCTGCACGCGGACCTGGTGCCAGGAGCGAACCTGATAAGTCCGTAATCCTGATTACGTCGCCCCGGCGTACACGGCAAAGGTGCGCCGGGGCACCAAAGCACCCACGGGGAGAGGCATGACGCAGACGCTCGGGCAGGTAGTGGCGGCGGAGGCAGCGGCGCGGGCCGATGCCAACAAGCGCGGCGGGACGCTGCACAAGCAGGGCCAGAAGACCGACCTCTTCGAGGGGTTCGACACCACGTACTCGCCGTTCGCCGAGGCGGACGACGGGAGCGACTCCCGGGCGCTCCAGCGCCCCCCGGAGGGCAAGCGCGTCCAGCTCGTCGCCGAGGACCTGCTGCGCGAGTTCATGAACGAGATGCGCAGCGCCATCGACCTGGCCGCCGTCAAGGACGAGGCCAACTGCCGGGCGAGGGCCGACGTGATCACGCCCGGCGGCCTGGTCCTGCTGACCGCCGTCCCGGCCACCCACCTGCTGCACATGGAGAAGGTGCTGGAAGACTTCGCGACCTTCATCGCCAAGCTCCCGGTCCGCGACCCGGCCATCGACTGGACCTACAGCCCCGACGACCGGATGGCCCACTCCCCGGCGACCTTCACCAACAGCGAGGAGGTCCGGACGAAGGCGCTGGTTATCGTCGCGCCGACGCAGTACCAGGCCGGCCAGGGGACCACCTACCAGGAGCGCGTCGCCGTCGGCCGCCGCACCACCGTCCGGCACACCGGGGCGCTGTCGGTGCAGCGCAAGCGCGACCTGGAGCGGCGCGTCGCCGAGCTGAAGGTCGCCTTCAAGCAGGCCCGGGAGGCGGCGAACCGCGTGGAGGCCGCCGACGTCCGGGAGGCCGACGAGCTGTTCGGCTATATCCTGGGATAGCCCGGAGACGGGAAAGAGCCCCGGCGACGTAACCGCCGGGGCTCTTTGCCTGCCTGCTACCGCTGGCCGTCCGGGTGGACTTCCATCACCACCGCGCCCATGGGGTCCTCGCACCGGCCCCGTTCGGCGTGCAGGTGCTGCACCACGTACTGGGTCTCGCCGAGGTCATGGAGCGCGCATACCAGCCCGACCGCGCTGAGGGCCATCACCGAGGTGCTGACGGTGACGCGGGGAACCCCCGCCTCGGCGGCGATCAGCTTCGCGCTGACCTTGCCGGGGCCGAGGTCCCGCAGGACGGCCAGCACCCTGGCGTCGGCTTCCTCAGGAGTCATCATGTGGCTTCCTCCCCTGCTTCCAGGCTGGCACGACGGGGAGGCTACCGGAAGACAAGAAGCCGCGTTCCCGGGAACAGGTTCCGGTTGTGGGAGGTGGACTGGACGAACACGGTCATCCCCGGCTTCGGGGTCGGCGCGACCGTGACCTCGTAGCCGTCGGGGAGCCCGACGAGCCCGCGCACCTGGTCGAGCGACCCAGAGTAGACGCGCCGTTCGTCCTGGGGACGCTCGGGGGCCACCTCGATGGCCACGCTCTTGTACGACTGGATCTTGGCCCGGTCGGTGAACTGGTAGTAGCACTTGCCCTTCGGGTAGGCGCGCCCCTGGTCAGCGAAGACCTTCTCGATGCCGATCTTGCCGCGCGGGCCGCCGCACATGGCATCGGTGATGTCGATGAAGTAGTAGCTGCCCGGAGTCATCGGGACGAGGACGCTCTTCACGTCGGCTGCGGAGAAGTCGCGCATCTCGAACAGGCCGCCGCCGGACCGGACGCTGTAGCCCCGGACTCCCTGGGCGCGGGCCGCCATGTAGGACTCGGCGACGTCGCCCATGAGGGTGGCCGCCTCCTCGATCCCCTGCTCGGAGGTCGAGTCCCAGACGCTGATGTTAGAGGCCGGGAAGCCGAACTGCTGAGCCTGCACCTTGCCCATCTGGTCCGGGACGAACAGGCCGTAGGTCTCGTTGTCCGGGGCGGAGGCCAGTGCCCTGGACCACTCGGAGATCACCCGGGACTGGTTCTCGCGGGTGCGGGGGAAGTAGCTGTCGTTCTCTTCCCCGTCGGTCCAGCCGAAGACGACGAAGGAGTGGTTGCCGTACTTGACCGGGATCTCCCGCAGGTCGCTCATGGCGAGCTGGAAGGTCTGGAGGAGCGCGGTGTTCCCGTGCGGGTGGTAGAGCCCCTCCAGTGAGGGCACCCTCAGGACGTCCATGTCGTAGATGACGCACTTTTGGGTCCCGTAGGAGTTGAAGAAGTACACCGTGATCCGGGTCTCCTGGCCGGCCGTCTTCGAGGTGACGGCCAGGCGGGCGATGAAAGCGTCGAAGACGCGGACCACGGCCGCCCGGAGGCCCCGCATGGACAGTGACTCGTCCACGATCAGGATGAAGTGGTTGATGTAGTTGGCCGGCTCACTGGCCGTCGCGCCTACGGGCATTTTCTCCTCCGGTTATCTTGTTTTCCTGTATTTAGTTTAGCGGAGGGGTCTGACATTCGGGAGCGGGACCTGGCCTCCGGCTCGTCCAGTCGCGACAGTTCCCGCAGTATCCCTCGCGGATGTCGTCGGGGCTGTAGCTGGTCATCAGGCAGCGCGGGCAGGTAATGCAGGGCTGCCCGAGGACGGGCGACCAGCAGACCGCGATCCCGTTGGCGTCGCGAACCGACGCCACGTTCCGCTCGAAGGAGACGATGAAGTGGAGGTTGCGCTGCATCTCGCCGATGACCTCACGGGACAGCCAGCGCCTCAGCCGGGGGAAAAGTGGCACGCGGGCATGCTAGCCCGGTTCCTCGTCGATGACGGTGCAGTCGTCGTGGATGATGACGTCGCCCTCGCCCCCGGCGACGAACTCGCAGCGGTCGTGCTTAACGAACCTCCACTGGCCGGGAGCATAGTCCGAGACGGTGATCACCGCGATGCCCAGCAGCGACACCACGGAGCCTCCCCAGGTGACCATGAACTCGGGGGGCTTCTCCCGCGTCCTGGCGGCCAGCTCGCCGCTGACGTCCCTGGCGCAGGTGATCACCTTCCAGCCGGGCTGCCCGTGGACCAGGGCGATATCGGCCATCAGCCGGTCGATGTGGTCGGCCACGCGGTCAGGCTATCCCGGCGCTGCGGCGGGCCAGCACCGCATGGGTAGCCCCCGACTTGATCCAGTTCTCGATCAGCATCGACGCCGAGGCCCCGCCGGGGCAGAGGCGGAAGGCGTCCAGGTCGTCGCGGTCCAGGACGATGAAGTGCTCCTGCTGGGCGCGCAGCGCGGCGATCTCCACCTGGCGGGCGGCCGGCTCCGGGATGATCACCACGAAGGTCCCCATCCCGGCGGGCAGGTAGAAGTCGGCCGCCTGCATCCCGGCGTCCTCCTGGTCCCACGCGGTGATCCCGTGGAATGAGCACAGCCCGTAGAACAGGGCGCGCAGCCCCTTGCCGTTATCGTCCACGGGACAGCACCCGGTCTACGTCCTGCGCGCTGTACGCGCCGGCCGCCTCGCACACGTCCTTCGCCAGCTCGAACAGGGCGCGGACGGTGCCGAGGGTGAGGGGCGGGTAGCTCCAGGCGCTCAGGAGGGTGACGTCCAGCTCGTCCTGCGATTCTTCCAGCAGGGCAAGCCACGGGGCCACCTCGGCGACGGCCTGGCTCAGCGGGACGCTCATGGTGCTTCCCGGCGCGGCTGGCTCCTCCTGCCCGGGAAGCACCCCGGGCAGCCCTCGACCGTGCCGTCGTCGTCGTGGGTGTGAATGAAGGCCGGGGCAGCCTCGGCCACCTGCTCGTCGAGGAACCCGGCCATCTCCTTGTGCCGGTCGGGGAGCCTGGTCCACGCCTCCCACAGGATCTCCCGGATGGCCGCCACGCCCGCGCGGTCCCCCATCTCGTCGAGGTCGTAGATGATCCGGTCGACGATCAGCCACTTGGTCTCGGCGTCGGTGAACTTGCACGCCTGGAGCCCGGCGCGGATCTGGAGCGCCCTCGCGGCGCTGTTGCTCAGCATCACGGCCTCGCGAAGGTGAAGTACGGCCGGTAGGTCTCGTTGAAGCCGGGCTTGTCGTAGGTGACTCCCCACCCGGCGGCCCGGTAGACGGACTCGACGTCGAGCAGGTGACGATCGTAGATCTCCTGGTGGGAGATCCCGAGGCGCTCGGAGATGGCCTCGGCCGCGTCGTCCTGCATGACGATCGCGGAGCGGCCGTCCCAGGCCTCGGCGATCAGCTCGTTGAACACGTCGGTTACTTCATCGGGAAGAGCGGCGGCCTTGGCGGCGGTTACGTCCTCGGGCCGGATCGGATTTGCCATGAATGCAGCTTATCAAGGAAGGCTGTATTTGCCTACTACCCGGTGAGCAGGACGTCTTCCGTCACGATGACCAGCCGCCAGGTGCCCTCCGGGACGTCCATGGTGACCTTCGCGGGCACCTGGAAATGGTCGATCGGGTCGCCGGTTATCCCGGACGCCCCCCACAGGTCGCGGCAGAGCATCATGGCGCGGCGGACCGACGGGTGCATCTCCAGCCGGAGCCCCTCCGGGAAGATCATCTGCGGGCCGTAGTGCTCGGCCAGGTACCCGCTCGACTTCGTGAACAAGTCGCGGGTCACCTGGTCGGCCTTGTCCCAGCCGGGGCACCCCCCGCCGTGCGGCTCGCGGTGCGGCTCGTGCAGGTCGTAGTTCCCGCAGCGGGACCAGGGGAGGGGCATGAAGGGCCTACCTCTCGGCCGCTAGCCCGTTGTTGTGCCTCATGCACGCCTCCTCGGCCAGCTCCGGGGTAACGAAGTGCCCGATCGGGTGATCGTCGTGATAATCCGGGGTGCCCATGTCGGCGTAGACGTTGCAAGGGTTCTGGTGCCCTGTGCGCCAGTGGCGGCCGACCATGGAGGCGGCAGCCTGGCGGTAGGAGCCGTAAGCCTCGGTGATGCTGCTCATGACGGCAGGCTAGCGGTCGCGGAGCCTCTCGAAGGCCAGGACGAGCAGGAGCACCCGGCAGTCGATGTCCCGGGTGTCGATGCTGTAGCCGTGCGGCACCCCGGCCCGGTCGAGCAGGTGGTGGGCGTTGCGGATCTCGGCGAACATCTCCCCGGCGTAATGGGTGTCCGGGTCGGGCGCGGTCCAGTTGTTGTTCACCAGGGGATGCGGCTTGAACGCCAGGTCCTCCAGGACAGACCAGTCCACCTCGCCCCGGCCCGGGAACAGCTCCTCGCTCACATCCTGGTAAGACGGCGCACCGGAGGCGGTTGTCCGGGAACACCAGGCAGTCTCTCGCGTGCTCGATGACGTAGGGGGAGGTCTTCCCGTCCCCGGTGATCACCTCGGCGTCGCATTCCCCACAGGCGAGAGTGCCTGATTTGGTCCAGTAGAGGGTCTGCTGCACCCTTATGTCCTCTCCGGCCCCGCCAGGAAGAAACATATACCACCATGACGGGACGGGAAATACCTGAAGCCGGCGGTCACCGGGACGTAAGGAAGCCCGCCGCTGATCAATGAGGGAAGAACCATCAACCCTGTCCGGGATCTCCCCCGGCTCTACTGCGGCAGGCCTCACTTCTTCAGGGGCGGCGGCTGTAACTCGTCGTCGCCCAGGCCCTCGGCCATCTCGGTCGTGGGGTCGTTGCTGTCGTCCCCGAAGATCCACTGGAGAACCCCGTAGACGGCCTCGGCCGCGTCGTCGAACTCGCCGTTGTCCTGGGCGGCGAACGCCGCCTTCTGGGCGCGGTACCTGGCGGCGTCGATCTCCTCGGTGGTCCGCATGATCCTTGGCATTGACTGCTCCTCGCTGGTGATGTCCGGCGGGGTGCTGCGTGCCGTGGCGTTCCGCTCCCGTAGGGCGGTGATCCGTGGGATCAGTCACTTCCCTGATGCCACGAGTATATCAAGGAAAGCTGTATTTTCCTACTAGGGCCGGGGACGACCCTCGGCCCAGGCCCTCAGGAGCCCGAGGCTCGGGAACGCTCGACCCCCGGTCCCCCGGTGGCTGTTGCACCACTTGTGGGCCAGCCTCATGTTCTCGGTGGTGTTCGGGCCGCCGAGGGACCGGGGGATGAAGTGGTCGCGGGACCAGTGCCAGTCGTCGTCGTCGTCCTCGATGCCGAAGTCGATCGGCTCGCGGCACAGCCAGCAGTCATCGCCGTCGCGCCTGCGGAGCCGGGCCACCTGGCGTGCGACGGCGCGGGAGTGTCCCATTACTCGAAGAACCCGCTCACGTGGAGGGCCAGGTGCCGGTCCTTGGCCTCCTGGGCTGCCTTCCGGGTGTAGTACCCGTAGGAGTTCCCGAGGCCCGCGACGTTCTCTTCCACCACCGCTTCCCCGCACACCTCGCAGTCCACGAGGAACACCGGGGTGATGCTGACCTTCGACCGGGGGATCTTCGCCATGGCTAGCAGCGCTCCCTCAGGGTGATGTCCGCCGCGCCGAGGTGCACCAGGATCGCCCTGACGTCCTCCAGCGTCCGGGGGCGCAGCTCGGCCATGGCCGCGAAGAACTCGGGTGCCTGGGCGCGGGCCGCGTCCAGGTCTTCGGGGTCGCAGTAACGGTCGAGGCGGACTTCCCCGCTGCCGTCGTCCTCGATCAGCAGCCCCCAGTAGCAGCCGTCGCCAGGGACGCGGGCTGCGACCAGGATGTCCGGCACCTTGCCGGGGTCACTGGCGAGCACGGCCGGCCAGTACCAGGCCTCCGACTCGAAGGAGTAGGAGAAGACAGCGCCTTCCGGGAGGTTCACTGCTACAGCTTATCAAGGAAAGCTGTATTAGAACTAGCCCTCTTCCTGGGCCAGGCAGGAGGCTCGCCGGAGTTCGTCCTCGCGGAGTTCGTCCTCGCGGATTTCCGCGTCCCTCTGCCCGGTGAGATCGAACTTGCGGGGTCCCTGTTCCTGGTTGCCGGCGTCGAGCAGCTCGCGGTCCGGGTGCGGGCGTCCGGGAACCCGGGTGCGGGTTCTCTCGTGACCTGGCTGGGCCAGGGCCTCTTCGTCATCTGCCATGCCCGTGATCATAGCCCCGGAAATGGCGGAGGCCCTCGTCGCTTCGCAGCTCGGAGGACCTCCGGTCGCTCTTAACGAGTGATCACTAGCTCTTGGTGATGCTCGCCAGGCCGCGCGGGTTGAGGATCGACATGGCGATCATCTCGTCGAACACCCAGCCCTTCCAGAACGCCTCGACGTTGTGGTTCTCCTCAACGTCGAGGCTGTACAGGATAGGGAAAACTCCCAGGAAGTTCGGCTCGGGCGCGAGGAAGATCTTCGCCTGCGGGACGATGATGCTCCGCTGGATCTGGAACTCGCCGAAGCTGGTGATCGTCTCACCTGCGACAACGCGGTCCTTGAAGGCCCAGCCGGTCTGGTTGATGTCCCACCTGAACATGTCCCTGTAGTCGAAGGGGTTGATCAGGATGCGGGCCGACGGAAGCTCGTGCAGGTCGGTCATCGCCACGGCGGAGTAGAGGCTGCCCGGCGTGAGGTAGCCGCTCGCCTCGGTGATGTTGTGGTTGGGGGTGACCACGTGGTCCGGCCGGGTGGCGTAGTCGGTGATCGCCGCCTGGAGGAGCACCAGCAGCCGGGCGTCCTCCTGCTTGAGGATGGCCTGCTTGGTCTCGTCCTGCGCCTGCTCGACCGCGTTGATGCGCAGGTAGAACAGGTCCTCCTTGCGGATCGCGGGACGCGAGGCGATGCGGAAGAACCGAACGGGGATTCGCTTGCCCTCGAACGGGGTAACCCGGACTTCGCCCTCTGTTCCAGAAAGGATGTAGGCCTGGCCAAGGTCATCCCAGACGTCGTACTCCACCGGGGTACCGGGAGTAACCGGGTCCTCGACCAGGACGTTCCGGACGATGCCCTGGTAGCGCAGCTTGAGCTGGATGGGGCCGACCATCCCGACGCCCAGCCGGCGGAAGCCGTGCATCTCGTCGCTCAGGATGAGCGCCATCTTCCGCACCTTGGCCTCGCGGGTCAGCGAGACCCCGTTGGTCCGGGCGCGGCGCGCCTCGATCTGCGCAACGTAGTCGTCAGACTTGCGCGATGCCACGCGGGGCCGCAGGCCGCCGCCGGGAGCCAGCGCCAGTTGCCCGCCGGCCGTAGTGGTCGCCAGCTCGGTCATGGTTTTCCTTCCCTGCTTTCCGCGTGTCCGCGCTTAGTCCCTGACCGCCGTCAGCATGGCCGCGTCGTAAGGAGACAGGCCGCCGATGACGAGCTTGGTGGAGGAGCACACCTTCAGCAGCCGGGCCACCGGGGCGGAGATGGTGGTGCTCGACGACCAGGGGACGAGCATCCCCTGGTTGGAGGTCGCCGTGCTGACCCCGACGAGGTTCGCGCCGGAGCCGTCAGTCGGGTCGGTCCAGGTGGCGGTGGCGTCGAAGGCAGGCGCGAGGATCTCGAACTCCGCGTCGGGGCCGAGCACCCACACCGCGAAGGCGTTGATGCCGGCGTAGAGCAGCTCGTCGATCCCGTCGCCGCCGACGTACAGCGCGCCCAGGCCGTAGACCGGGACCGCTGCGGCGGTGACGTCGGAGCCCGCGTTGCCCGAGTGGGCAGAGCCGGCCATCGTCTTGCCGCCCATCTGGGTGCTGTTCGCGCCCGCGAGGGTCACCAGGTCGCCGCCCGTGCGGACGAAGCCCATGCCGGGCCAGATCGGGATGGCCCGCGTCCAGGCCGGGTCCAGGAAGCAGCTCTTCGGAGTTGCCTGCGTCCACGTGTAGAGCGGCCTGATCGTCCGCTTCACGTAGTCGTTCGAGAGGTACGTGCGAATCATCGGGCTCTACTCCGTGTCTGGTCGGCCGGGCCGTGTGGCCCTCCTGCTATTCCTTCTGGGGCTGCGGGCGGAAAAGGGCTCATCAGGCCGCCGCGTACATGAAGAAGGTCGGCCCCGGTGCGGTCGGCGCGATGTACGTCGTGGTGCCGTCGGTGCCCGGCGTCGTCAGGCCGGTCGTCGATGTCCCGCCGAGCAGCGGCACCGGGACGCCCGTCCCGGTGATGAACTGCGCGGCCGGGTTGAACGTCGGGGCCAGGATGTTCGGGATGGTGGTCGTCGCGGTGAAGCACAGGCCGAGGTAGTGCTGGCCGGTGTAAGCCGCCGTGTACGGCGCGGTCATCGCCAGGCTCTGCCAGGTGGAGGCGGGCTGGGCGGTGCTCCCCTGGTCGGCCGAGTGCGCCCGCTGCACGTAGGAGCTGTCCAGGACGGCGGCCCACCAGTGGGTTGGCGCGACCCCGGCGTTAGCCCCGGTGCAGAAGCCGAGGTGGCCGACGACCTGCCCGATGGTGAGCGTGGTGCTCATGATGTAGAGGGTTCCGCCGTTCGGCGTGCTGGCGCTCGACGCCGTGTACCTGTGGCACGTCTCGGCGATCGAGCCCGGTATGACGGCGGTCTCGTACGGGTGGGCCGGCGACGGGGCGAACAGGGGCACCGGGTCACCAGCTCGTCAGGCGGGCGTTGCCGTTCGCGGACGCCCAGATCCCGTCGACCCGGCCGCCGTAGACCGGGGCCGGGAACTCGAAGAAGCCCCCGGCCGGGACCTGCACGGTGTAGCTGGTGGCGCTGGCGGTCGTGCCGAACTTGACGTACAGCACGGCGGTCGAGTCGTTGAAGATCGTCCGGCCGCCGACCGCCCCGGTCGCCGCGCTGAACAGGGTGACGCTGCTCGCCGACGAGGCGACGGTGGCCTCCGTTGCCGTCGCCACGCTGGTCGGGTCGGCTGCCACCGAGCTGAACAGCGTCGATACCGCGTTCGCGGACAGGACGCTGTACTGCTCGTCTGACAGCACGGCGGTGCCGCCGGCCGTGTAGCGCAGCCCGTTGGGCAGCACCACGTTGCTCAGGCCGGAGTTGACGGTCACCTGGTAGGGCACTGTCGCCTACAGGAAGAGGTCCGAGCCGTCCAGGTCGTCCATGACGGCCGGGGCGTACTGGGCGGAGGCTCCTACCGGGGCGAGCGACGGGACCGACCGGGCGGCGGTGCGCTGCTGCGGGGGGCGCGCGGCCTGGCGCTGCGGGGCGACGGCCGACAGGACCCCGATCTCGTGCTCGATCAGCGCCGTGGACAGAGCCGCGTCGCGCTCGATGTGCTCGGCGACCGCCAGCTCCTCTCCGTGGGCGATCCCGGCGGTGACCCGCAGGCGCGCCAGGCGGATGGAGGCGAAGGTGCGCCGCGAGGCCTCGGCCTCGCTCAGCGAGGCGTTGACGCTGCCGCCCGCGCCCTGCTGCTGGCCCGGCTGCCGGGCGTCCAGCAGCCACGGGAACGCCGCGCCGTTGTCGCCCTGGCCGCCGATGCCGGGGCCGTGCGCCTTCAGCGGGTCGGGGTCGATGCGGACGTCGGTCTCGATGCGCCGCTGCTCCAGGGGGACGCCGCCGTCCTGGCTGGGGTTGGTCCCCTGCACGGGCTGGGTGACGTCGACCAGGTTGGTCGCCGGGGGCGTCTGCACCTCGACGCCCGGGGTGATCGGGGTGGTGGTCTGCATGGCCGGGACCCGCGAGTTGGCACCGGGCGTGGTGCCGGGACGGCCCGCGTTGTCCATCGCCTCGGGGGCGAGCGCCTGCTCGGTGGTCTCCGACGGCGGACCCTGCGGCGGGTCGGGGACCGGGCTGGCCGGGTTGAGGAGGTCCGCCTGCCTGCGCATCTCCCGGCGGCCGATCTCGGCCAGCTCCCTGCCTACCCCCGCAGCGGAGGCGAGGAAGCTGAGCTGGGCCTCCAGGACCGCGTTACGGGCGCTCAGCTCGGCAATCCGGCGCGTCTGGGCCTGCGCGAGCGCGGCGGCCGTCTTACGGTCTGCTGGCATGTCCTTGTCCTCGTCTTCCTCGTCTTCCTCGTCCTCGGGCTGCTCGCCCTCGGCAGACGGGTCTTCTGACTCTTCCGGGGGCACCGCGCCCTCGCCGCCTTCCCCGTCCTCGTCGGCGGGGTGCAGCGCGGCCATCCCGCACGCCGGGCAGGGGACCCCCGGCTGGGCGGCGGCGTCCGCCTCGAAGGTGGTGCCGCACGCTGGGCAGATCAGCTCCTCGGCGTAGGCCTGGTCCCCGCCTTCCTCGTCTTCCGGCGGGACGGCACCCTCCGGGGCTTCCTCGTCCTCTTCGGCTGCTGCCTCTTCTTCTTCCGCCACGGCATCCGGCGGGAGCCCGTCGGTGTCCCCGGCGGGCACGGGGCCGCCCTCCCCCTGGACCGTCGGCACCCCGTCAGGGGCGATCTGGTCGGGGTGCACGAGCTGCTCGTCGGCGTCATCTCCGCTGCCGATCTCCGCCTGCGCCGGGGCACCGGGCTGCCCGGCACCCGGCTGGTCCGGTGGGATCTCGACGTCCCCCGAGCTGTCGAGCTGGTCACGTACCTCGCTGGCCTTGCTGGTGTCCGGGTCCCTGAAAACCGACGGAGGGACGACGAAGCCGCAGACCGGGCACCGCGATCCCGACCAGACGTTGTGCTCTCCGCAGACCGGGCACTCGTCCATCCGCAGCGCGTCCACCTGCGGCGGGACCCTGGTCTCCCCGTACGCCTGCCTGGTCAGCGAGTTGTAGGACTGGCGCAGCGCGTAGTCCATCGGCCGGGATGTCCTCCCGAGGATGGTGTCCTGCTGGTGGGCCTGGTTCCAGTGCCCCGGCATGGCGGTGTCTTCCTTCCAGCCGATCTTCCCGAGGCAGTGCTGGCACAGCATCGGCATCATCCGGCTGGGCGGGGACCCGACCTCGTTGAAGTCAGCCCCGCAGCCGGCGCAGTGGGTGCCGCCCTCCGCCAGCGCCCCGTGGTAGTGCATGTTCTCCTCGGGGATGTCCGGGTGGTGCTGCCTGCGCCGCTCCTGCCAGCGGGTCCGGGAGTTCTCCCCGAGCTGGTTACGGCCCTTCCCGCCGCCGCCCTTGCTGCCGGATGCGTCCTCGGCGGCGTTCTTGCGGATCTGCACCAGCCAGGTGGCCGCCTGCACCTGGTGCGGGGCGATCTTCCTGCCGTAGTGCGCCGACAGCTCCCTGGACGCCTGCCGGTAGGCGTGCGCGACGTGCTCGTAGTGCTGGTGCTGGCCGATCGGCATGCCGTCCTTCTCGGTGTCGGTCAGCCGGTGCCCGACGGCGACGGACATGGCGTGCCGGTCGACGACCACCTTCTCCGTGCCGTTCCTCACGTCCTCGTCGGTGTCGCCGCCGTGCTCTATCAGGTGGGCGAACGCCGCCGTCTTGGGGGCCTTCAGCACCTTGGAGTGGTGCTCCCCGCCGAGGATGCGGACGGCGGCCTTCTGGTGCACGCCCATCGCCCCGGTGCCTGGGCCGGGCGGGTCGCCGTGGAAGGCGCGGCTGGCGTTGAACAGGTTGACCGGCCACAGGGTGCGGACCGAGTAGGCGGACAGCACGCCGGCCCCCATGGCGGCGTCCCCCTTGCCCATCACCTTGGCGACGTGGTGGGCGTCGGAGTACCACCTGTCGCCCAGCGCCCGCTCGTCGTCGCTGGCCTCGTGGTAGGCGGCGACGATGTGGTGGCTGGAGACCGGGTGGCGCTTGAACCACTCGTGCTCACCGCCCTCGGCCTTCTTCGCCGCCGACGTCCGCATCTCGGCGATGTCGGAGTCCGGGATGTCGTCGACCGTGGGGTAGGAGTCGCTCCTCGACCTGTGGGTCCGGGAGTGGACGTAGAACCCGTTGCGGTCCTTCTTCAGGCCAACCCCGTCGAACCGGGCGTCGCGGCCGTAACCGCGCACCGGCCTGCCCTGAGGCCGCTTCCGGGCGCTCTGCGACTGCATCGGGGCGTCCTCCGGGTTCCACTGGCGGGCGGGCGCGAAGGGCTCGGTGCCCTCGTCCCGGTACCCTCTCTCGACTTCCAGGGGGTGCTGCTCGGTGCCGCCGGCGCTGTTGTAGCGGACGGAGCCCGGCTTGCCCTCGGCGGTGCCTGTCCCGTAGTGCCCGATCGCGCAGTCGTTGCAGAGGAACGGCATGCCCTGGTTCTGCCAGTCGCCGGCTGCGCTGCTCTCGTACGGGCTGGTGAACGGGTGGCCGCAGTTGACGCAGCGGCCCGCGTCGGACGGCCACGGGAGCGCGGCGGACCTGCGCGACGCGGTGAACGGGTCCGGCGGCATCTGCCCCTCGTCCCCCCGGGGGCGGCGCGGCAGCTCGTGCCCTGACAGCTCCTCGAACCGGGCGTGCATGTACTCCCGCATCGCCTGCTGCGCCTGGTCGCGCCGTGCCTCGATGCCGGGGATCGACGCGAAGACGCCCTCGGGGTCGGCGGGGGTGGCGGGGTGGTCGCGCTTCATCCCGTCGTGGTGGTGCCAGCCGCCGTTGGCCTCCGGCTTGCGCATGTTGACCCGGACCTGCTCGCCGCAGACCAGGCAGTGCGTGCCCCCGTAGGTCTGGTCCCGGTTCACGGCCGTCCTCGCGGCGGCCTTCGCCATGCCCCGGGCGTCGGGCTTGCCGAGCAGGTACGCGGTCGGGTCGGCCGGGTCCTCGACCAGGAGCGAGTTCTCGAAGAACGACAGGCCGGCGCAGACCTCGTGGATCAGCTTCTCCTCGACCTTGCCGGTCACCTTGTTGCGCTGGCGGATCTTCTTGCCCTTCATAGCGGGCAGGTGCTTGCAGTACTCGGCGGGGCTGGTCGCCTTGTTGCCGCAGGCGGAGCAGCGCGACCACTCGACGTCCACGCCCATCGAGGTGCGGTTCACCCGCCCGGCGAGGATGGCCTTGGCCAGGCGCGGGAACCGCACGGCGTCGACCTCCATGAGGCCCTCGACCCAGGTGTCCGGCGTCCCGTCGGGGTTGCGGTCGCGGTGCAGGGCGATGGCGACGATGACGCCCCGTGCCCGGCGGTGGTTGGCGTTGTGGTGGTTGACGAAGACCGGCTTGCCGAGGAAGCTCTTGTACCCCTTCTCGATCTCATCGGCCGGGAACGTGTCGTGGTTGTCGTTGGTCCGGCTGGAGATCATCCGGGAGCGGACGTACAGGTAGCCCTGGCGCGGCTGGTAGTCGAACGCGACGCGGTGGGCGGTCTTGAAGATCCGGCGCTCAGCGCCCGCGAGGCTGCCCGGGGCAGCGTGACGCCACGCCTCCAGTACCTCCAGCGTCGCGTACTTCCGCACAGGGTCCTCCCGGTCTGCTCTCCTCTTCCGGGGCAGCCCGGGAACCCGTTGCTCAATACAGCTTTTCTTGATATTCTCGTGCCAGCGAACGCAGAGCAGGGACGAAGCAGGGACACTGGAGGAGAAGATGACCGAGATGACACTGGCCCAGCAGGTCGCCCAGGAGGCAGCCGGACGGGTCCACAAGCTCGCCCCCTACCTGACCGACGGCCGGCACCCGCTCACCCCCGGGCAGGCCGAGGGGATCATGCGGCACCTGGGCACGTGCCCGGTACGGCCAGCTCCGGAGGAGAACGTGGCGCGTCACGACGCTCACAGGGCGGAAACGGATCACGAGCGTCACGCGGCAGGCCCCGTCATCGCCGACATCACGGCCGGGTTCTACGCCACGCCGAGCAGGACCGGCACCAACGACCTGGACTTCTGGAAGGTCACCGAGGGCCGCAGGCCCGGCATCCGGTTCGTCAAGCGGGTGGTCGGCGGCGGCGACGACAAGTACCCCAGGCTGATCGAGATCTCCAACCAGGAGCAGCTCCAGGCGCTGCGGGCTATCCTGCGGGCAGGGATATCAGAGGCTGCCGACGTCTACGCCGTCAACCAGGAGCGCTGCAAGAAGTGCGGCAGCCAGCTTACTGACGAGGCGTCGCGGGCGGCCAGGATGGGGCCTGTATGCCGAGGAGAACGGTGAGCAACTGGATTACGGCCGAGGTCGCGATCCTCGCGATGGTCCTCCTCGCGGCACTGATGCCGGGCGAGGAGGACCTCCTCATTCCCGAGCGCCGCGACTGGCGCGGCACCGTGCGGCGCATCCTCAGCCCGGCCGCCCGGCGGCTCCGCGAGGTCCAGGGCGCACGGGAGGCTGACGCCTACGTGCAGGTCCTCACCCAGGCTGACCTGCCCAGCACCACCGCCCGGTTCAGGACGGCGCTGCTGACCGCGCCGGCGGAGGGGCACGAGAAGGACAAGCCGCCGTGGGCGACCGCGCCGTTCGCGGCGTCTCCCGCAGGCCCGCCGATGGACCGGCCACGACAGGCCGAGCGGCAGCCGCCCACCCTCGTCCGGGAGGCGGTACTCCCGGTGATCAGGAGTGACCTGGGGAGCTATCTGTCGCGGATTCCCGGGTACCCCGAGGACTAGCCTCGCCGTCCAGGGCACCGGCCCGCTGGGACCTGTAGATCATCACGGCCCGCCACACCACGTTGACGAACACCAGGGCCAGCGAGATGACCTGGAGCAGCTCCAGGGTCTGGCTGGAGACCCGGAAGTCGATGAACAGCCAGGACGGAAGGATCGCCCCCGCGATCCCGATCTCCAGCATGACGATGTTCCAGCCCCAGGAACTCTCGTGCCACGGCCAGTAGAGCCGGGTGACGACCGGGAACAGCACCGACGCGATGAAGCAGGCGTTGACTTCCCACTCGGTGACCTCGCGCAGCAGGGAGAACATCACGCCCCCGCCTGGTCCGCGCGCCGCTGTATCAGCATGGTGATCGCCTCCGAGACGTGATTACGTTCCCGCAGCTCCCGCAGCGGGATGATCACGGTCTCGCGCGCTTCCGCCAGGCGCTGCTCTGCCTCTTCCCGGGCCTCACGCGCCTCGCTCAGCACGGGAGAGCCCGGGAAGTACTTCGTGCGCCACCAGAACCGCATGTCACCCAAGCTCCTTGACGTCCCGGCCTGCTCCCGGGAACTCGTCGTGCAGGGCGCGGAGGACGTCCCTGGCCGTCTGCCCGGCCAGGACGCCGGCCTCGGCACGAGCGCCGTTGAGTTCTGCCGTCCGCTTCCAGTCATCTCGCTCTGCCTTCACCTCGTCAAGCCTTCCCTTGGGAACGAGCTGCTCGGTCACCAGCAGGACGATGAAGACGATGATCGCCCCGCCGTTCTCCAGCAGCGTGATGAGGTCGCCTGTCGTCACTCGCCTTTCCCCCGTCCCATCGCTCCCGGATAAGGCCGGCGTCTGTCTCACTGCTTCCGGGGTCGACCCAGACGCCTATGCCGCTCCAGGTAACGGCGGGCATCACCTTCCCCATCAGGAGGGCGAGGGTCCTGAGGATCTCGTCCCCTGGAACCCCGTGAGCCTCAAGGAACACCCCCCGCCCCTGGAACGGGTCCTCGGCGGCCATCTCCTCCCGGGAGCGCTCCGTCCACCACGCGGTCATGCGAACATCACGTCGTCGTCGTAGTCGTCCAGGCTGATGCCCCGCTTGCCCAGGTCCTCGTCGGCGTCCTCGTAGTGGGTGCCCTCCAGGCGCAGCAGGTCCAGGTTCCGGGCGCGGCTGCCCGCGCCCTCCCGGATCAGCTCCTCTGCCTCGGCCTGGGGCAGCACGTCAGCGGTCTTGGACAGGTGCGCCCGCGCCGCCGCCGCGATGTCCCCGTCGGCTACCGCAGGCCGGGAGTCCCCGGCGTAGCCCCTCGCCGCCGCCGACCGCTGGAAGGCGGCCACGATGTCGTCGATCTGCCCCTGCGGCTGGCCTGCCGGGACGGCCGTCTCGTCAGAGTCGGCCCCGCCGCCGGACCACTGCTGGTTGCCGACCGTCTGGATCGAGGGGTCACCCGGGCTCAGGTACTCGTCCCCCGACCCCATGCCCGGCTCCTGCCCGACCGGGGACGGCTGCTGCGCCTGCGGCCACGTCTCCCGCGCCAGGTCGCCCATCGGGGTGCCCGCCAGGTGGTGCAGGTACATCCGGCGCGCCGCGCCGAACTCGCCGAGTGCGGCGATGTCCTCCGCCGCCCCCTGGCCCTGCCCGGTCGCGGCGCTCCCGCCGCCGATCGTCCCGTCGGCCGCCGCCGTCGCCTCGATCTCCTCGTCCCCGGTCGTCGAGGGGAGGGCGGGCTCCGGCTCGTCGCGCAGCTCGGCGAGCGCGCCGTCAAGCTGCGGCACGGTGTCCCGGAACGGGTACGGGGTGCCCGAGGCCAGGGCCTCCTCCATCCGGATGCCCTCCGGGTCACGGGGGGTGATAGAGGTCGACGGGCCGGACGTGTTCGCCCGGTCGGTGTAGCCGAACGAGCCCTGGTCCTCCGGCTGCCATCCCTCCACGGCAGGCCAGTGCAGGTCCCCGGGCACCGGCCTGGGCGCGCCCGGCACCAGCACCTGGTGGGCGGCTGTGTTGGTCAGCGGCATCTGCATGGCGCTGTCGTCCTGGATGCCGCCCCAGTTGTCCGGGTCCGGCCCGGACAGGAAGCCGTAAGAGCCTGGGTCCATGTCCCAGTTGCGGGGGGACGTCGCCCCGTACGGCTTCTGGGTGGGGTGCTCTGACACGTTCTGGCTGCCCCAGGAGGAGTTCGCCTGGTCGGCGGTGGCGCGCAGCCCGGCCATCACCCGGAGCGCGCCGACCGCGCCAGGGTCCGCGCCGGCGCGCAGCAGCGCCACGGTGGCGCGGTCGGCCGGCGCGAGGCTGCTCCAGTGCGGCGGCAGCGGCTCAAGCGACACGCTGCGCTCCGCGCCAGGGAAGTCCCGGTGCGGCGTGCCTCCGTACGGGTCGACGGAGAACCCCTGCTCCGGGCGGAAGGCGGCGGGCCAGCGTGTCTCCCCTGCCAGCCCGGACGGCGCGTCGTGCTGGTGGTTGAAGGCGTGCTCCGTCTTGTTGCGGTGCTCCGCGTCGTGCCAGGCCCGCGCCCAGATGTCTCCCTTGGCCGGGTCGCCCATCCGGGTCAGGGCACGCGCCACCGATCCGGCGTCCAGCCCGTGATGGCCGATGATGTGCTGCGCCAGGTCCCGTGGCGCGACCGGCGGCACGTACGGCCACCCCTCGCGGTGCGCCAGGTGCGCCAGCGGGGCGCGCCACTGCTCGCGCCACTGGCCCGCGTGCGGGTCCCCCTCGTACGGCGGGTAGGACTTCACCACCACGGTCTGCGGCGACCAGGCCGGGGCCTCGGCGTCCGCGCCGAAGGAGCGGCCGAACATGCCCCGGCTCTGCGCCTCGAACTGGAGGGCCATCACGTGGGAGCACGGCCGGCCGGCGTACCGGGCCGCCGCCGCCTTGTCCTGGTGGAAGCTCGCCCAGGGGCAGCCGCAGGCCCAGTACTGGATCGTCATCCTCTTGCCGACCGGGCGCTGGATGCCGCTCTCGTAGGTGTCGTGGTCGCCCCGCACCTCGCCGATCACCATCCCCGCCGAGGCATGGGTGATCCGGACGTGGCCCTCGGCCCTGATCCGCTTCGCCTTCGCCACCACGTCGTGCCAGGCGGCGGTGAACTCGAACCGGAAGGCGGGGCTCCCGGCGGCGGCGGTGAACATCGCCAGCGCGGCGTCCTTGGAGAACGGGGTGTCGTCGTCGTCCGGCTGGTCCCCGTCGTCCGGGTCGTCCCCCTGGTCCCCGCCCCCGCCGCTGTCCCCGTCGCCGGGAGAGAACGGGCCGGGTGCGGGAGCGCCGCGCTTCACCTTGCCGTCGTCCGACCCCTGGGTGTAGGCGCGGCCCGTCTCGCTGACGTCGGCCCCGGCCTGCGGCCAGTTGTCCGGGTGTCCGGGATCGTCCGGGGACAGTCCGGGATCGTCCGGATTCTTCCGGCCGTCCGGCGGAGTGACCGGCGGAGTGACCGGCAGCCCGCCCCCGCTGGCCTGGCCAGACGTGATTTCCGGGCCGTTCTTGTCCGCCGGGTTGTCCGGCGCGTTGTCCGGAGTTGTCCGGGAATTGTCCAGCGAGTTGTCCGGGTCATCGTGCTCGTGCTGCTGCGGCTGCGGGTCCGGGCCGTCGTCGTCGTGGTCGTGCTTCAGCTCCTGGCCGTCGATCCGCACGTGCACGTTGAGCGCGGCGTCCCGGTGCACGCGCGGGAAGCCGTCATCGCCCTCGACCCCGCCCTGGTCGATCTCGCTGTCGTCGTCGTCATGCGGGTGAGGCAGGTCGAGCGCGGCCTCCGCCTCCCCCAGGCGCTCGCCCGGTTCCTCGTGGACGACGTGCTCTCCCGGCCCGAGCAGCGGGAAGTCGGCGGAGTTCACGAAGTCACCCCAGGTGCTGCTCGGCGGGCTCTCCTGCCAGGTGTGGAGGGTGCCGCGCTCCTTGTCGGTCCACGGCACCCGGGCTTCGTGGCGGGAGGCGATAAAGTCGTGATAGCCACCGTTACCCCCGTGGTCTTCCCAGTCGGGGTCAAACTCGTAGTCCTCCGGGTGATAGTGGTCGGCGCTGCCCTCGAAGTGCTCTTGCGAGTGCCGGTGGGGCAGCGAGATGCGCCAGAAGTCATTAGGAACGGAAGATCCGCTATACCCGTGCTCCTCCGCCATGTGATGGTGCAGCTCGGCGTAGTCCTCATCGCTTATCGCAGCAGTGAACGCCCCGATCGGCAGTCCCGGCCCGTTGCCGCTGGAGATCCCCTCGGGGTACATCCCGACGGTGGCGGCGTTCTCGTTCTCCTTGTCGCCGCCCTGGTCCTTCGGGAGGGCCTGGTTCCACCTGTCGTCGCCCTGGCCCTCCTGCGACTCGTCATCGTAGGCGTTCGGGTCCTCGGCTCGGGGGACGGTGCCGTGCTCGGGGGCGTCGCCGGCGTCGTCCACGTGCGTGCCGTTGATGTCGGTGGCGTGGTGGAGCATGCCGAAGAAGCCCTGCGCCTCCTCGATGGCCGCCAGGCGGGCCAGGACGGGGCTCTGGCCCATCAGCGGGGGCGGTGCCTCCTCCTGGGGGCCGAGGTTGTCGCGTGCCCACTGCTGCTCTCCCGGCTCCGCCCAGTACATGCCGGTGTCGCCCTCGCCGCCGTTGTAGTCCCCGTTGCGGGCGTCGTGCTCCGCGTCGTACGCCTCGGCGGCCCGCCGCATCCCGATGACCGTGATCTGGCTGCCGGGGTCAGGCCGGTCGGTCAGGATGTCGCCCAGCTCGGGGTAGTCGGCGGAGGCAGTGCGGTGCTGCTCCTCCGGGTCCTCGTCGTGCTCCTGGGACAGCCGGGTTGAGTGCCTCGGGGTCATGACGCCTCCTCAACCCTTCCCCGGTTCCCCAGGAAAGCATTGCTTAAATACAGGATTTCTTGATATTGTCTTGGCACGAAGACTTGCCTGTAACCCCGAGCCAGACGAGGAGCAGTGATCATGCCGCACCTGATGGGCCAGGTCCTGCCGCGCGACCTGAAGCCGGGCGACGAGATCATCCGCCCCTACGGCTCCAGCCCGGAGCGCGTGAGGCTGGTGGTCAAGCGCACCCAGAGGACGCACGGCGTTATCCGGGCCGGCCACGTCACCCGGTACAAGGTGATCACCGACCGCGCCGAGCACAACCGCTTCTGGGTCGCCCCGCACGTAAGGATCGATATCTGCCTCACCCACAAGAGGCCGGAGGAGTCATGAGCGAGCCGCTGAAGCTAAGGATCTACATCAGGTTGATCGGCACCGATGAGCACCGGCTGCTCCGGGATGCCATCGCCGAGGCCCCCGCCGGCCACGTCACCTACGTTGACTCGCCAGAGGGCCAGGCAGCGATCGTCCCCGTGCAGGCCGCCCAGTGGTGGGAGGCATACCTCGCGGGGCTGTGCGCCATGTGCGGCCAGGGATCGCACGCTCACTGCTCCCGGTATTCCGGCACCGAGTGCAACTGCCTGAACACCGACGTCCACCATGAGATCGAGATGGAGCGGGCGGCCCGTGCCGGGCTGCTGAGCAGGAGGCATCGGTGACCCGGCAGTTTGAGTGGCCGCCTCTCACGGAGGAGGGCGACCGGGTGCGCAAGCACCTGATCACCGAGCACGGCGAGCTTGAGGCGGACGAGCTGAGCGATGTCCTGGCCTTCGCCGAGCACTACTCCCAGCATTTCTCCCCGGACGGGGGGATCACCCCGGCGAAGGGGACGCAGGAGCACTCATTCGCCGACCTGTCCTACAACGCGGACCTGGACGAGGAGGCGTAGGCCGGTGCCTTACGCGATTGCCGGCGTGGTCGTCTTCGTCCTGCTCGTGGCCGGGGGCGTCGAGCTTGACGACCTTATGCACGAGTACCCCGGCCAGTTCTACATGGGCGTCTTCGCCACACTGTTCATCGCCGTGGGCTGCGGCACCGCGCTGCTGCGCAGGGCCGCCAGGGGCGGGCACCAGGTGCCGCTCGTACGGGAGCTGCCTCCCCTGCCGAAGGCGATCCAGGCGGTGCCGGTCATGACCGCCGCCGCCGTGACGGCGGGGCCGCAGGAAGAGGTGGAGTGCGAGCGCCAGGACTGCGACCACAGGGTGGTCCCCAAGGCAGCCTGGGGCGTCCGGCTGGAGGGCGAGGCGAGGGAGCACCTGTTCTGCTCGGAGTGGTGCGCCCAGGCGTGGGACTCCGCCAGGGTGTCCTAGCCGGGCGCTCCCGCGTAGACGCGGCGCTGTGCCTCCTGGAAGGCGGTGTAGGCGAGGTCGGCGTCGCGCTCGGCGTCGTAGGCCTGGGCGTAGAGGAAGCCCGCCGACCCGTCGGTGCCGCCGGCCTGCCGCATCATCTTGTAGTTCGACAGCTTCTGGTCGGCGATGATCTTCAGTGCCAGGTAGGAGGACCAGAGAGCCTCAAGGTCCGGGCCGGCCGTCGCCGACGCGGCGAGCAGCGGCGTGCCGGACAGCGCGGCCTGGCCGAACCGGGTGAACGCGGTGGCGTACAGCACCGGGAGCGCGTGCAGGGAGGCCGCCCCCTGGATGGGGATTTCCCCGGCGGCCGTCATCGTGCCCGGCGCGGCCAGGTGAGCTGTCCCGTTCTTCCCACGGGTCCCCTGGGCGTGCAGGATCGCGGCGGCAAGCAGCCCGGCAGTGAAGTGGAGGACACGGTGGCCGGCGGGGTGAAGCGCCCCCGAGCCGGACAGCGCGGCCGTGCCGGGCACCGTCCGGACGTGCCCGGCGAAGATCGTCCCGGACCCGGAGAGCGGCGCGACGGGGTTCTTGGCGACGGAGGGGGTGCCGCCGAAGGTCCCGATCCCCGACAGGGAGGCACCGGACGGGATGTTCTTCCGGGAGACGGCGGCCAGGGTGCCCGACCCTGACAGCGGGGCGTGGCCCTCGTGCCCGATGACGGCGGCGGAAGCAAGGGAGCCGGGTGCCGACATGGCGGCGGACGCGGCGTGCCCGTGGACCGGCGGGGCGGTCAGGGTCCCGGACCCGGAGAAGGCGACGACGCCCGGGACGAACTTCCTGCCGGCGGCGGTGAAGGTGCCGGACCCCGACAGCGGGGCGAACCCCGCGAAGGTCATGATGAAGACGGCCGTGAGGGAGCCCGAGCCCGACAGCGCCGCTGCACCGGGCGAGATGACCAGCGCAGCGCCCCCGATGGACCCCGAGCCCGACATCGCTGCGGTACCCGGGACCAGCTTCTGGCCGGTGCCGGAGGCGGTGCCCGAGCCGGACAGGGAGACGGCGGCCTGGACCAGCACCAGGGCCTGGCCGCTGAGGGTCCCTGAGCCGTCCAGGGCGATGACGCGCGAGAAGGCGACCAGGGCGGCTGCGGTGATGGTGCCCTGGCCGTCGAGGGGAGCGGCCCCGGGGACCAGCTTCTGGCCCGCTGCGGTGAACGTGCCGGAGCCGTTAAGTGCCGCCGCGCCTGATATGAACCCGCCCTCGACTGCCGTGATGCTGCCGGAGCCGTCCAGGGCTGCGGCACCGGGAACCGTCTTCTGCCCTGTGGCGGTGAAGCTCCCGGACCCCGACAGGACGGCGGTGCCGCCCGGGATGATGATCGTCGGCGGTGCCGTCAGGGTGCCCGAGCCGGACATCGCCGACGCGCCCGGGACCTGCTTCTGCCCGGTCGCGGTGACCGTCCCCTGGCCGTCGAGGGCCGCCGCGCCGGGGACGCTCTTCTGGCCCGTTGAGGTGATGACGCCCGAGCCCGACATGGAGGACGCGCCGGGCACCTGCTTCTGCCCGGTCGCGGTGAAAGTGCCCGAGCCGGACATCGAGGACGCAGCCGGGACGATGACCGTCGGGGGTGCCGTGACGGTTCCGGAGCCGGAGAGGGCGGCTGCTCCGGGAACCTGCTTCTGGGCGGTGGCCGCGATGGTCCCCGAGCCCGACAGGGAGGCGGCCCCGGCGAGCACCCCGGCGGCGGTGAGCGTCCCCGAGCCCGACATCGCTGCGGTACCCGGGACCAGCTTCTGGCCGGTCGCGGTGAACGTCCCCGAGCCGGACAGGGCGGCCGAGCCGAAGGCGAAGATGGCGAAGGACCCGGTGAATGTCCCGATACCCGACAGGGAGGACGAGCCGGGAACCTGCTTCTGGGCGGTGGCAGTGATCGTGCCGGAGCCCGTGAGGGCTGCCGATCCCGCCAGGACCCCGGCAGCGGTGAAAGTGCCCGAGCCGGACATCGCCGACGCGCCGGGGACAGTCTTCTGGCCCGTAGCCGTGAAGGTGCCGGACCCTGCCAGGGCGGCGCTGCCCGCGAAGACCCCGGCCGCCGTGATAGTCCCTGACCCGGTGAGGGCGGCAGCACCGGGCACCGTCTTCTGGCCGGCGGCGGTGATAGCACCCGAGCCTGACAGGGAGGCCGTGCCGGCGTGCGTGACGGTTGCCTTGAACGTCGCGGCGACGGCAGTGTAGTCGGCGGCCGTCGTCTGCGTCCCGGAGTAGGTGACAGCCCCCGTGCTGGTCAGCACCTGGTAGCCGGCGACCAGGCCCATGACCCCGCCGGGCGAGTTCTGCTGCGCCAGGTTGAACCACGGGCTCGACGGCCCGCTGATCGTGCCGATGGACGGGCTGGCGAAGGCCCCCACCGCCCCGATGGCGACCTCGGAGGCCTGGGTGGTCGCCGCCGTCGCCCCGGAGGACCAGGAGGTAACCGTGGTGTCGCTGATCCCGCTGGAGGTCTTGTCGGGGGTAGCGGTGTTGGCCAAGCCGAACCACTCCATGACCGTGACCATGAGGGCGGCCCCGGTGCCCGAGGACGTGAAGGTAATGGAGAGCGCCGTCTGGCCGCCGGCGCAGTTGGGGTCAGCCCAGATCGCCGTCGTCATGAAATCAGAGGAGACGTTCCCGGCGGTGAGCGACTGCGCGAAGTTGTCGGCGCTGCCGCCGAGGGTGATCCCGGTGACGCTCGGGTTGTTGGTGCCCGCGTCCCCGGTGACGCACACGATCAGGCAGTTGCCGGAGGTCGTCGTCCAGGGCAGGGTTATGGATACCGGCGATGCAGCGCCGTTGCCCGTCACCGACTGGACGAGCGACGGCTTCCCCTGGATGCCCCCGGTCGCCCTGATCGTGCCGGAGCCCGACAGGGAGGCGGTACCGCTGTGAGTGGTGCCCACGGCTTTGAACGTGGCGATGAGGGCCGCACCGTCAGATGACGAGGCGAACGTTCCCGCGTAGGACGGCGTGCCCGTCGCGGAAAGCACGTTGTAGCCGACGAGCAGGCCCACGTGCGTGCTGGCGCTGGTGACCTGGGTGAGGTTGGTCCACGGGGACGACGGCCCGGTGATGGTCCCGACGCCGCTGCCGTTGAAGGTGCCGACCGCGCCGATCGCGACCTCGGACGCCTGGGTGGTCGTTGCCGTGGTACCCGACGACCAGGAGGTGATAGCCGATGCGACGTTCCCGGCTGTCTTATCCACGGGCGTCGTGGTGGCGATCCCCGACCATTCCATGACGATCACGTCGACCGACCCGGAGGCGGCGCTGACCGTGACCACGACGGAGGTCTGCCCGCCGGCGCAGTTCGGGTCGGACCAGAGGTACACCGACTCGCTGTCAACGGACGGGTTCCCGGCCGTGGCCGACTGCGCGAAGTTGCCGGCCGAGCCGCCGAGGGTGATCCCGCTGACCGTGGGGTTCGTCGGAGACGACGAGGTGACGACGGCAACGACCAGGCAGTTACCTGCCGTCGTGCTCGACGTCAGGGTAACGGTCACCGTTGTCACGGAGGCCGCTGTCGCTGACTTCGACTGGACAAGCGACGGGGCCACGGGCGCGCCTCCCTCCTATGAGGCCCGCGTGCGGCCGGGCGGTCCTAGCGCCGCGCCGCGTTCCTGGGCGACGCGGTTACCAGACGCTTGCGTCGCAGGTCACGGCCCCGGAGGCGAACTGAACCGTGTCACCGTTCGCGACCCCGGTGATATTGGCGGTCAGAGCGCCCTGGAACCAGCGGAGCGGGGTGCCTGCGGTGTCCCAGATCTCGACTGAGGTGATGGTCGTCCAGGAGCCGGTCGCCGTCCACGACGGGGTGTTAGACGAGGTGGACACGCCGGAGGAGTTCGCGCCAAAGGTGATCGCTACGCCGCCGGCGGTGTAGCCGGGGCAGTTACCTGAGGTGGCCTCGGTGCCGTTGGAGGTGTTGGACCCCTGGGCGGTCATCAGCCGCAGGTGCAGGGCGGTCGGGTAGGTCGGGGCGGACCCGCCGTGCAGGATCGCGTCCATGATGGACGCGGCGCGGGTCCGGTCGGTCATCGATGCCATGTCAGGAAACCTCCGCGCTGAAGCCGGCCAGGATGATGGTCACGGGGCGGCAGGGGATTCCGGTTTCCCTGTTCGCCTGCCCGTGGTTGTGGGGCTGCGTGCAGCACTTGCAGCCCGCCGCGTCCAGCGCGTCGTGGATGTCCACGTCATCGGAGGTGACGGCGGCGACCGCCGTGCACTCCTTGTTCACGCACTGCACCAGGTGCATGCCGGTCCTCCTCACCCCCGCGCGGGGGCGTAGCTCTCGTAATCCACCAGGTCGCCGTCGTCCTCGGTCACGCCGAGGCGCGAGCGGATTCCGACGTGCGGCGGGTCCTGGTAGCCCCGGATCGACGGGCCGGAGAACCAGGTGCCCTGTCCCTTCTGGGCCTGCGCCTCGCTTTCTGCCTGGTGCGCCGCGAGGACGGGCAGGCCGTCGCTCCCGGAGGCGGCGATATCCCCCTCCAGGGCGGCCTCGTTGACGGCACGGGCCAGGGCTGCCATGCGGCGCACCCGGTCGGAGCGGCGCATCAGCGCCCCCTGCTTCGGCATGCCGCGCTTGCCGGCCTTCGGCATCGGGCCGCGCTGCTCGGAGGACTCCGGCGGTACCTGCGGCATGCCGCCCGCGTCCTCTCCGGCGATCTCGCCCTCGCTCGGGGCGTTGACCGGGCCGCCCGCCTGGGCCTCCATCTCCTCGGCCATCTGCTGGTCCTCGGGGGTGGGCGCGAGGTCCGGCAGGGGCAGCGGCTGGACGCCCATCCGGTCGATCATCATCTGCTGGGCGGCCAGGGCCGGGGGAACGCCCTCCACCTGGGCGACGGGGGAGAAGTCGGCCATGAGGTCCGGCGGGACGGGCAGGCCCTGGTTGCGCAGCTCGACGAACGCCTGGCGGCGGGTGCGGGCCTGGGCGATGATGTCGGCGACCGCCTCGTCCTGGCTCTGCTCGCGCTCCTCGTCCAGGTCGACCCCGAGCCCCCGCGTGCGCGTGCGAGCGGAGATCGGGATGCCGGAGGCGCGCAGCGCCTCGGTGAACTGGCGGGTGATGTCCTCGTCCCGGAAGTTGAGGACCTGGCACTTGAGGTCGGGCACCAGGAGCTTGGGCTGCTCGGTGATCCGCTTCTCGCCGGTCTCCTCGTCGGTCTCCAGGACCTCCTCCATGATCACGAAGCGGCGGCCGGAGCGCTCCTCGTAGTCATAGTGTTCCTGCGCTTCAGCAACAATGAGCATCCGCTTGCGCATGTGCCTCATGAGCATCTGCTGGTAGGTGGTCATGAGCTGCTCGACGAGCTGCTTGTTGAGCGCGTCGGCGGCGTACGTCTGCCCCTCGCCCGCCCCGGTGAGGAACGTCCTGGACAGGCCGAACACCTGGAGAACCCGGTCCTCGATCCGCTCGAAGTCCATGCTCAGGTCAGGCATGTTCTCCCGGCCGAACACCGGCTCGATCTCCACCGCGAAGTTGTGGATCAGCGCCCGGAAGTCGCCCGCGAGGGCGGCGTCCAGCGCCATCTCGAAGTTCTCCAGGTCATCGTCGGTGGGAATCCACGGGACGCTGGTGCCGAGGTCGGTGGCGGACGCGCCGAGCTTGCACAGGATCAGCGGGGTGTAGAGCCGGTCGGCGATCGAGTCGAGCGCGGTGTTGAGCATCTCCTGCTGGAGCATGGAGCGCATCGCCCGGGTGAGCAGCGGCAGGCCCCGCAGGCTGAAGGTGTCGCCCTTGAACCGGAGCTGGCGCAGCAGGATGTTGCTGACCGGCATGAATGCGTTCTCGGCGGTGTAGGCGGCCAGCTCCGGGTACTCCTGGACCAGCCGGTTGTACTCCCAGGCCGGCTGGCGGGTGGTGAGGATCTGCCGGATCGTCCACGGCAGCCGGGTGAAGTACCGGGGCTCCTTCAGGAACGGGCTGCGCTCCACCTTGATGTCGTCGGCGTTGAGCAGCTCCTCGTCGTCCCAGATGCCCAGGTCCTCGTTGAACGTGGCGAACGGCCACGCCTCCCCGGTGATGTAGTACTCGCGGCCGATGTCGACGAGGAACTCGCCGTAGTCAAGGCCGTCGTCGCCGAAGAACAGGTCCTGGTAGAAGTCGGTGAGCCGCTGGTCCTTGCACTCCAGGTGCGCCCCGACGACAGGGAACTTGCTGAAGATGTCGACGCAGGAGCCGACGATCGGGTCGGTCTGGTAGAGCAGCCGGCAGAACGCCCGGACCTTCGCCAGCTCCTCGTTCTGGGAGAAGTCGTAGGGGAGGTTGTTCTGCCGCCAGTAGAACAGCGGGTCCCTGGGCCGTCCGGTGGCGAACTGGATGTCGGAGAAGCCAGACCCCCCGGCTCCCCCGGCCGTGTAGGCGGTGCGGCGGCCGACGGACGCCTGCCGGGCGTTGATCCGCCGGTTCTTGCGGGCCTCGGCGACCTCGGGGCTCATCTGCTCGGAGCTGAGCGCACCGACGCCCATCGTCCGGCCGAGCTGCCTGGCTACTGACGCCTGCCGGGCGGTGCCCGACCCCGGCCTGTACGCGACTCGCATCTGACCTCCTACCCCTTCCGGGGAGGAGGTCAGGAGGTCAGGTCAACTGCCTCTACTCGTAGTGGCTGAAGCGGGCGTCGTACGGGTTGTCCGCGATCCACCGCTTCGCCGTCCCTGCGGTGCCCTCCGGGTCGCCCGCCGCAGCCGCGCGCTGCCACTGCTCGCCCATCGCCCGCACCACGTGCGGGTGCCGCAGCTCCCTGAAGGCGTTAGCGGCGACGCTGTGGTCATGGGGGCCGAGGTCGGACCAGACAGCCCCGCCCGTCGGGTCACCGGGGTGGAGGGCCATCATGTGCCACCTGTTGCTCTCGGCGTCCAGGTGGAAGCCGATCTTGTGCCCGGTTTCCAGGCGCAGGTTGTCATCGGGCCAGTACTCCCTGCCCGGGTGCAGGCCGTGCGCCTGGAGCTGCTCCTCCACCCGGTTGGTGCGCTCCTGCAACTCGCCGAACGGGATAGCCCACGTCCCCCGGTGCCCCCGGTAGTGGTACGGGTAAGCGTTCTCGCCGTAAATCATCAGGGTCCTCCGCGTCGAGGATCGCCTGCGCCAGCTCGCGCCACCCGGCCCAGGTGCGAGCGGGGTGGAGGATGATCCACTGGCCGTCGCAGTGGCTGGTGAACTCGGGGATGCCGTCAGCGCCGAGGAGGCGGCGGCCGGAATCACCGGATGGCTGGAGGCTGCTCACGCTGTCATCCTTCCGGTTCCTGCTCGGGGTAGTGGGCGAAGACGTGGGAGGTGACCTGCGGGTAGGGCCGCCTCTGGTCACTGATCCCGTGCGGGGTGCCGTTGGCGTAGGCGCGCTGCATCTGCTCGCCCATCGCCCGCACCACATCCCGGTGGTGCAGCTCCTGAATCGCCCGGTGCTGGACCAGGTGATCGGTCATGCCCAGGTCCGACTCGATCATCGTGTTGTCCGGGTCACCGTGGTGGTGGACCTCCATCCTCCAGCGGCCCGTTTGCGGGCTCAACTGGAAGTGGGCGAAGTGCCCGGTCTCCATCGGCATGACGAAGGGCCAGTCCTTGTCGGTCATCCCGGAGTCCTGCATGCCGCCGAGCACTGTCCCGTTGCGCCGCTTCAGCTCCCCGTGGGAGAGGTTCTCGCCTGGGCGCACGTAGTCGTCGGGGGGTTCCTGCCAGGGCATCAGACCTCGAACTTCCTGTACCAGCGGGGCTCCGGCTGGCCACGGTGCTGCATCATCTCGCGCATCGAGGCCATGACCCCCGGGTGGCGCAGCATGGCGTGGACGGACTCGCCGAGCCGGGAGTGGTCGCCGCCGAGGTCGCCGTGCTCGACCTGGAGGATGCGCGAGAGGGCGGGCCGGTCGTCCTCGTGGGTGACGTACGACGTCCACTGGCCGTCCTCGCCGCCGAGCAGCGTCTCGACGTGGTGGCCGGTGTCGTAGGTGGCCCCGGGCTGCTCGTTCTCGGGGTGGCTGCGGGGGAGCAGGCCGTGCGCCTTCATTGAGCGCACGCCCTCGGCGATGCCCTGCACGTGCTCGTCCTCGCCCATCCACCGGCCGGCAGCGCGCCGTACCGCCTCGAAGGCTCCCATCAGCGCCCCCGCGTCATGTCGAGGAGCAGCCGGTTCCCCGTCTGGGCCGGGCCGCGCCCCTGCGCCCGGTCCATCTGGTCGCGCATGTGGCCCAGGACGTCCGGCCGCCTGAACATGCCGTGCAGCAGCGGGCCGACGTGCTCAGGAACCTCGCCGAGGTGCGCCTCCACGACGTGGCCCTGGTCCCCTTGCGGGTGCCAAACCTGGACGTGGAAGCCAGGCCGGGGGTCCGCGCCGAACAGCCCCTCGTTCTCCTCGCGGCCTCGTGGCCCCACGTGGTACAGCCACATCTTGTGCCCGGTGTCGAGTCGCATCTGGGAGTCGGGGAAGCCGTGCTCGGCGAGCGAGTCCTTCATCCGGTCCCAGTCCCCACCGTCGCCGAAGACGTCCCTCGGGTCGTCTATGTTCCTCACTGCGGTGAACCTGGGGCTGCGGGAAGCGTCTGGCGAACCGCGCCATTCTGGCTCATGGTCACGGTGGTCCTCCTCGTGCATGTGCATCAGCACGTGCAGCGGGAGCATCCCCGCCACCCCGAGCTGGTGGGTGCCGTCCATGTGGGCGCGCAGCTCCGCCAGGTCCCGCAGGGGCTCGTGCCCCTCGGGGACCGCCGTGCGGATGAACGCCTCCGCCAGGCGAAGGCTAGTAGTCATCGCCGATCCCGTGCTGGCGCAGCCAGTCCTGGTCGCCGAGGTGGATGTCCTCGCCGTACTCGCCCTCCAGGTCGGGGTGCACGTGCTCCAGGCGGGCGTCGGCGTGCTCGTTGCGGTGCGTGTCGTCGATCACCCAGTCCGGGTCGTCAGGCGTATCGACGAACCCGTGCCGGTCCCTCATGTGCCGCCGCAGCTCGCCCTCGCTCATTTCATCGTGGCTGGGATCTACGCGCACGGCGGCCCTACCGAAAGGGCGGCGGCCCCTGGAAGCCTGGCGGGACGGGGTGCCCTGAAGGCGCTGCGGGGCAGCGTTCCACCACTCGCCGGGAGCATCCTGGGGCATGCCCGGCTGGCCGCCCGCGTGGCCCGGGGTGGTGGAGTCGATGAACGACCTGGCGAGGCCGGTGCCGAGCTGGCGCTCCGCCTCGGCGTGCGGGTCGCTGCCCTGGCCGAGGTGCATGTAGTGGACCTGCTGGTAGGCAGGGTGGCGGATGACGCCGTACCAGTCGCCGCCCATGCGCCCGACCGACACCTGGTGCCCGGTGGGCAGGGTGCGGTAAACGGCCTCCCCGGTCGCCGCAGCGCGCCGGGTGCCCCCCTCGGCGCGCAGCCGGGCCATGACCCGGGGGTCAGCGCCGGACAGCCGGACGGCCAGGTGGCGGACAAGCTGCGCTTCGGTGAGAGACTGCCCCTCAAGGCCACGGAAACGAGCAGATTCCTTCTTGTTCTTCCCCTTACCGGACTTCTCGTCCTTCTTCGGGGGAAACGGCGTATCGTCGTCACCGCCATCATCGCCAGGCGGAAGTTCCTCACCGTCCGGCGGGATACCCTCAGGCCCGCCTTCCGCTGCGGCATCACCGGGAGGCGGGCCTTCCCCGTCTGCGGGCATGCCGTCAGGCCCGACCATGGCGGGGTCGAGCAGCCCGCCGTCCGGGCCGGTGTCGGAGGGGGCTCCGGGACCCATCGGCATCTGGGGCATCCCGGGGAACGCCGGCTGGACGCGGACGATGTAGTTCTGCCCGCAGAAGTCGCAGCCGATCGTGCCGTCGGAGCGGCCGACCACCTGGCCAGAGCCGCAGAACGGGCAGTGGCTGGTGACCAGCGGGTCGCCGGGGTCATGGGCTGTCCTGCGGCCGACGCCGCGCGGCCGGGTGCTCGTGTTCATGGGGCCTCCTGCCCCTTCCGAGCGTCACAGCGCGACCTCCCCGCCGGCCATGTCCGAAAGGCGGAGCCCCTTGGCGTTGCGGTACCCCTCGGCCCACGTCATCGCCTCCTGGCCGAGGTGGTCAGCGAGCGCCTTCCTCGCCCCGGCGAACGTGCCGAAGACGCGCTCGCCGTCTACCGGGTCCTCGGTTTCCGCGATCCCGCCCGTGGCATTCGACCCGGACCACCACCTGTAGTTCATGCCCCGATTCTATGCTGCTCTCTTGGAAATATACAGCTTTTCTTGATAAGCTGCGGGAATGAGCGTGAAGAGCAGGAACGGCTCATGGAAGGGGCCTACGAGCATGAGTGAGACTAGCCAGGAGCCGGGCGGGTTCAGCGTCGCGGTGGTCACCGGCTTCAGCCCGGTCGAGATCTCGATCCAGCACCTCGTCCTGGACATCGACCCGGACGACTTCTTCACCACCGACAACATGCCGCGCGGACGGGACTACGGGTTCGACGCGGTAGACGTCGGCTACGCCATCGAGGACGCCGGGTACGAGCCGACCTCCGACCTCCAGTGGACAGGCACCCACTGGGCCTACGTCGTGCAGCCGAAGACAGACCCGGCCGGTGACCCGCGCTACCACCCCGGGAAGCTCCCGCCGCTCAGGGCGTGGGAGCAGGGCGGCTACGAGTGACTAGCCGGCAGCCGGAGCGCACGCTCGTCTTCAGGTACGACGGTGACGGGCGCTGCTGGTTCTCCGCCCCTCAGGCGGACGTGACGGGCATGCGGTACCCGGCCCGCTGCACCCGGTGCGGGCACGTCTACGACCTGGCCGCGCTGCGGAACGTCCTGCGGTACGCCGAGTGCGACGTCTGGAGCTGCCCAGGCTGCCGGGTCACCGTCAGCGACCGCACCGGGTCGCCCGATCATCACTACACCGAACTCGGTGCCGACGGTTACGAGAAGAGGCCATCATGAAGCCCAGGACCGTGCAGGAGAGGCTGGACGCGGCGGGCGGCCTGCCGGCGCTCGAAGAGGCCGTCGGCATCCCGGCGGCGCAGTGGGGCGGCAACTGCCACGGGATCTCCCTGGCGGTGCTGAAGAGCGGTCTGCTCGGCTCGGGGCGGGTAGCGCGCGGCACAGCGCGCGGGGTGACCAGCCAGCACTCGTGGATCATCCTCGGGGACGAGCCGCTGCCCAGCGTTTACAGCGAGGAGTCGGTGATCGCCGACCCGACGATCTTCAGCTACGAGCGACGGGACCCGTACGTCCTGGTCAAGCAGAACCTGATGCACACCCACTGGCCGCACGGGGCCGGGGACATCTGGACGCAGGGCGGCCCGCCTCCCGAGCCGACGGGGAAGCTGATCGAGCTGGAAGGCTACGAGGGCCTGTCCGAGCTGGCCAGGTCCTTCCTGGAGCTGTGCGGCTACCCGCTGGACTACCGGGGCTGGGCGCACCTCGTGCACGGCCCGGCCGAGGGGTGGCCCTGCGGGGAGATCGTCACCGCCATGTGCGCCACGAAGGAGCTGGCCGTCGTCACGCCGATCGACGTCATCGGCATGACCACCGAACTCAACCCGAAGGGGCTGTACTGGTGACCCGGTGGGACTCGGCGGTCAGCGCCGAGGCGTGGAACGACCTGGTGAAGCGCTACCGGGAAGCCGGGGGAGCGAACGCCAGCGACTTCGACCTGGCGGAGATAGTGCGGCAGAAGGTGGAGGAGGTGGAAGGCGAGTGAGCGGGACCGAGGACGAGCTGAAGGGCCTCGTCGAGGAGGCCATGCACCTGTGCGTCAACGGGGAGCGCGCCCCCGGGGGGAACGAGACCTGGGCGGCATGGCACCTGAAGGCCGAGCGGCTCCTGCGCAGCCTCCAGCCGCTGGCGCGCGAGGAGCAGCGGCTGCTGACTGTCGACGAGCGCCTGATGGCCCGGCACTACCTCCAGGAGCTGAAGGAAGGCGTGCCCGGGGTACGCGACGCCATGGAGCCGTACACCGGGGTCGTGAGGATCACCGACGAGGCCTGGTACGGCCAGTGGGCGGCCCTGACCAGGAACCTCGACTACTTCACTGAGGAGGTCGTCCGGAAGAGGCGGCCCGCAACCCCCTACGGGAGGATCTGATGCCCAAGGTAATTCCCCCGTGCCCGGCGGCCGAGGACGCCCTGTGCCAGGCGATGGTCCGGGCGGTGGAGACGCTGGGCGAGCCCGGGGTACTCACCGGGGCCTCGTTCGGCCGGTTCACCGACCCGGCCGAGGGCTGGCACTGGGAGCTGGAGGTCAGCCGCCGGATCACCTCCGACCACCCGCACCTGAGGCGCGACAGCGACAACCTGGACCGCCGCACCAGGATGATCATCACGGCGTGGCAGCGTGACGTGGCCCGGTACCGGCAGGACTTCACGCCGGCCGAGGCAGGGTAAATGACCCGCAGGAGGATTATCGCCGGGTGCGAGTGCTCCGGGATGGTGGCGAACGCCTTCGCCGAGCTGCTCGGCTGGGAGGCATACTCCTGGGACACCGAGCCGGGCGAGATGCCGGACCGGGACTACCCGAATGGCGGAACCTACCGGCATGTCCAGGGCAACATCCTCGACGACCCGGAGGCGGGCACGCTCGGGGCGTTCAACTGGTATCACCCGGTGAACCGCCAGCGGGCGCAGGAGGCTGACGAGGCCGAGAGCGCACGCGGCGAGAGCATCCCGCTGTGGGACTTCGGGGCATTCTTCCCGCCGTGCACCCACCTGAGCCAGGCGGGCGCGGTGTGGTGGAAGCACAAGGACGCCACCCGGGGCGGCGACGGCCGGATGCAGGAGGGCGCGGCGTTCTTCATGCAGATGGTGAAGCTGGGCCGCGCCACGTGCACGTACTCCGCCGTGGAGAACCCGGTCGGGGTGATGGGCCTGCCCAGCCAGTCGTGCTACTACCGGCGGCCCGACCAGGTGGTGCAGCCGCACATGTTCGGCGACCCGCTGATCAAGGCGACGTGCTTCTGGCTGGAAGGGCTGCCCCTCCTGACCGCCGACAGGCCGGTCGAGCCGACCGGACGGGTGGCGACCGGCGGCGGGAGCTGGCGCACCGACCAGCGTCACGGGCGCGGGGCGAACAACGGCCACGAGGACGCCAAGGGCCGCAGGTTCCGGCAGCGCGAGCGCAACCGGACCCTGCCCGGCCTGGCCAGGGTGATGGCCGAGCAGTGGGGCACGTGGATCGAGTCGCAGGAGCGCGCCGCGTGAGCGCCGGGGTGTTCAAGGACTGCCATCTCACCTGCGACAGGTGCGGCCGGAGGGTATTCGGCTCTCAGGTCGGGCTCGGCGACGGGATGACCGTGACCGACCTGCGCAAGGTCCTGAAGCGGTCAGGGTGGCTGACCGGGGTGGAGAACGCCGAGCCTCAGGAGGACGGGTCGGTGCTGCGCGGCCCGCGCCTCGACTACTGCGGCCCGTGCAAGCAAGAGGAGGCAAGGACGTGACGATGCAGGACAACCCACGGAAGCCGAGCCGGCTGCTGATGCTGGCGGGGCACTACACCCCGGTGGCGTTCATCGCGCTGGCTGCGATGGCGCTCGCGGACGAGGCGACGGGCAGGCACCCCGGGCTGCTGCGCGACATCACCTACGTGGCGGGGGCCGCGTGGCTGCTCTCGTTCTACGCAGACGAGGGGTACCACTCGCGCGGGCTGTGCTGGCGGTGCGCGAGGCACGCCCCCGCTAACCCGGATGCGTCGGTGGCCAGGTGGCGGCGTGCCCTGTGGCTGCACCACAAGCCGGGGCTGGTTCTCCTGGCCGGGGCGCTCCCGGTGGCCGTCCTCCTGCTGGGCAGTCACTTCCCCCGGTGGCTGAGCGTAGCGTCCGACGTCTGCATCCTCGTCGTGGCGGGCTCGGCGTTCTGGTCGGGCATCATGCACCGCCGGCTGCGGCCGTGGTGCCCGTGGTGCAAGCCGTGGGACGAGGGCGGCGACAGCGAGGCCGTGCCGGACCCGGAGCCTGACCCGGCGGTGGCGCGGTGAGGGCCTGGGCGCTGCTGCGCTACGACAGGACCCAGGCGCAGATGGACCTCTCCGGGACGTACCTGGGTCCCGGCGAGGCGGCCGACGCGGCGGACGGGTTCGGCGCGAAGGCGAAGTGGGGCTCCTGGCGCGAGCGCGAGGAGACCGACCTGGTGACAGCCGACTGGGTACTGGACCGCGAGGGCGTCACCTGGTACATCGTCCCCACCGAGGTGCACCCCGCTCGCGGCTGGTGGGCGGTGCAGCGCGCCATGAACCTGGCACGGGACTGCCTGCGGGCCATCGTGAAGGGCGGTACGCGGTGAGGAGGAGGGACCTGAAGGGCGAGCGCGGGAAGCGCGACCCGGCCGTGGAGACGGCGGTGGGGCTCCTCGGCCACGTGGCCGACCTTCCGGCAGGCGAGCAGCTCAGGGCCGCAGTCGAGCTGCTCCAGATGATGGGGTTCGTCCCGACGCCGGAGGCGGAGGCCAGGAAGCGGGTGCCCGCTCCCCAGGTGGTGCCGGGCAAGCGGACGACCATGCTCCGGGGGCTCAGGGAGCCGGTGTCGGCCTGCTGCGGCGCGGAGATGGAGACGGCGGGGACCGTGACCCGGTACTACGTGTGCACCCGGTGCGACATGCCCTGTGACGCAAAGGCTTCCTAAAATACAGCTTTCCTTGATAAGCTGTATTCAGCAACCCCAGGGAGGGCCAGGACGTGAACGCGAAGATGCGGGAGCTGGTGCACCGGGCGGTGGTCGACGCGCTCATCGCGGGCGGCTCCCCGGTCGACCAGGGCAGGCACTCCTACGGCTGGATCGACGGCCGGTACGCGGAGCTGCGCATCCACATGGCCCACTGCCCCCCGGTCTACGAGGCGTGCACCTGGTACGACTCCTCGTGGAGCGAGTTCCAGGGCACCTTCGACCCGCCCGCCGACATGAAGGGCATCGACCTGAAGCTGGCCTGCCGGTGCGGGCTGCTGACCGGGCGGACATGGCGGTACTCCGGCGGCTACGCGGACCTGATCCGCGCGATCACGGGAGAGTGACGTGCCTGGCTCCCGGGCGGACCGCGAGGTCCCGTGGCACCGCTGGTCCTACGAGGAGGAGCCGCGCCGGGCGACTGAGCGGTACTGCCTGTTCTGCGGTATCGAGTGCCGCCGGGGGTCAGCCGCCGCTTCGTGGAAGAAGGACGTCGAGGTGAGGCCGCGCGGCGGGGAGTGGACCCAGGTCCCGTCCCTGCCGCCGTGCACGTCGCAGGGGGAGTCCATCCGGTACTACCGATGGGAGGAGAGGGCACAGTGAACGACCGGCTGGCGAGGGTGATCGAGGAGAACGCGGAGCGGGTCCGCAGGCTGGTGCCACCGCCTTACCGGGCGGGGCGCACGCGCGTCGTCTACGACACCGCCCGGTACATGCACGAGCAGGACAGCGGCCTGACCGACGAGCAGATCGTGCTCGTCTTCACGGCGCTGGCCTGGGCGTCAGAGCAGCAGTAAGCCGCCCGTCCGGGCGGGACGATCAATCACAGGAGGACGCAGTGAGCAGGTTCTACGGGACGATGACGAACAGCCGGGGCCGTGACGTGACGGCCATGAGCCCGGACTTCGCCCATCTCTGCGGGTGGAACGCCGGGGTCAAGGTCATGCCGTTCGAGGCGGGCGACAAGAAGCACCCGGTCGACGGGTTCCAGGTCTGGATGACCTACGGCAGCAACGGCAACGGGTCAGCGAAGCTGCTCGGCGTCGTCTACGACACCGCCGACGGGCCGCAGTTCGTGGCCGCCGGCGACGAGATGACGGAGGACGCCTACGACAGCGCCGAGGTGCCCGGGTGACCAGGCTGGTCCGGGCTGTCGACGACTCCGACGAGTCCGAGACCGTGATGGTCCTCGGCGGGGAGCACGGCGTGGTCACCCTGCACGTCTCGCTGTGCGGGATACCGCAGGCCATGGTGCTGCACTCGCCCCGGGAGTTCCGGGGGTGGACGAAGGCGGTGCGGTGCCTGCGCATGGAGGTGCCCTGCTGGTCGCTGTCCAGCGTCACGGGCGGGGAGATGACCGAGCTGCTGGCGCAGTACTCGATCTCAGGCGAGGAGGCGCTGTGGCGGCTGATGGAGAACGACTACAGCCTCTACCTGAGGGGTGGGCAGCGGTGAGCGGAGACATCGGCCAGGAGGACCCGCAGGGCCTGTACGACGCCGGCTGGGCGGAAGACGGCCAGGTGACGCACGTCTGGATCGAGGAGGAGCACGAGGCGATCGTCATCGACCTCAAGTCCGAAGAAGGACAGGCGCTCCTGGCGGAGCAGCGCAGGGCGATGCTGGAGCGGGTGCGGCAGATCCTGATCGGCGGGCGCTATGGGTAGGACCTTCCGGGGACGGCCGCCGGGGGAGCCGGGTTCGGGAGACGGGACGAGGGCCGCCTGGCGGGACGCCTCCTGGTACAGGAAGCCCGGGACGGCATCGAAGTACCACGTGGTGGGCGATGACAGCGGGTCGGCGTGCTCGGGGATGCCGCTGGTCCTGGAGAGCGTGAGCATCCCCGTCCGGGACCAGACGGTCTCAGCGGGGTCGGTGGAGGAGCGCCTGCGGTGCAGGCGGCCCGGGTGCAGGGAGAGGTGGCCGTGAGCAGGCTGGTCCGGGGCGAGATGCGCGATGGCGAGGGCCGGGGCTTTGTCGTCGCCGGGGAGCGCGGGGCGGTCGAGATGCGGGAGTACCCGGGGTACTACTGGCGCTTCTACGTGCACTCGCCGGTCAACCGGCCTGAGGTGGCACTACGGTGCGTGCAGGCCACCTGGCGGGGCGGCAGGGAACTGCCGGGGCTGTCCCCGCACCGCTGCCGCATCCTGGAGGGCGACTGCTGGACCGGGCTGACCTACTGCGGGACCTACGACTTCGAGCGGCCCGACGTGGAGGAGGTCGTCCAGTGGGAAGCGCTGGAGGACCTCTACCGGAAGAGGCTGGAGGCCCGGTGAGCAGCGACCCGGCGGTGCTGCTGGACGTGGACGGGGTGTTCAACCTTGCCCGGTTCCGGTCGTCGAGGAACAGGGACCGGCTGATCCGGGAGGGCTGGTTCCACCGCAGGCCCTCCGACCCGTTCGCGGGCGACCGGCTGCTGATGAACCTGCCCCGGGCGCGGGCGGCGGCGCGGGCCCTCGTGGAGACGGGAGCGGAGCTGATCTGGGGGACCACCTGGGGCGCTGCGGCCAACGACTACTTCGTGCCGCTGCTCGGGCTGCCTAAGGTGCTGCGGGTGGCCCCGGTGAACTTCGAGCTGAGCCGCAAGGCGTACACGGTGATCCCGTGGCTGGAGGGCAGGCCCTGGGCATGGCTGGAGACCAGGAGGGCGAGCTGGCGGCGGCGCACGCGATGACGGGGCACGGGGTGCCGCACTGCCCTGTCCTGGTCAGCCCGGAGACCGGGGCGGGCGAGGAGCACGTCGCGGTGGTGGCGCAGTGGCTGGGGAGCCTGTGATGCAGAGGGTGCTGCTGGCGGTCGAGGCGTTCGCGCCTGACGGCATGAGCGAGGGCGAGGCCTCGCAGGACGTGTACCTGGCGCTGCGGGCGGCGTTCGCTTCCAGGGACATGCTGGTCGAGGTCAGTCACGTCAAGACAATGATGATTGCTTCCGATTTATCAAGAAAAGCTGTATCCTGACTGACATGAATACCGAAGAGGCGCAGGCGGTCCTCGACGCGAGGGCCGACGCCGAGAAGCACTTGCTGGAGCACGACGAGACACCGGAGATGTACCTCTCTAGCTCCCGTCTGGCGAGCATGGCGTCTTACGCGCGCAAGCAGACCGGGACCCCCGAGCCGGCAAAGCCGCAGAACGAGCGGGAGGCCGTGGACGACATCCTGGAGGCCATGTTCCCGCAGACCGGCGAGGCCCTTGAGGTCCTTGCTCGGGCGGAGCTGGGATGACCTCCGTCAGGTTCGGGAAGAACGGCACCTCCGTGCCCGCCATGCTCGACTGCTGGGACAACGTGATCATCGCCCAGGTGGTCACCTGCGACACCGGGGCCGAGCTAATGGCCCTCGCCGAGAGCCGCGTGGGCGGGAAGATCTGGCTGCTGACCGGGGACGAGCGCGACGCCGAGGCCATCCTGGTCAAGGTCGACGCCGGCCTCTGGGAGCTGACCTGCGTGCTGCCCGACGGGAACTGCCCCTGGTGCGGCACCCCGCTTAACGCCGACGACCAGCACGAGAACGCCGTCATCGGCTCAGCGTGCGACAGGAACCACCCGAAGCCGCAGGAGGACGAGTGAAGCTCGCAGTCAGCTCCGCCGAGGCGGCGGTCGCCGTCATCGACTGGGAAGGCCCGCTCCCCCGCAAGGGCGATTACATCGAGGTGCCGGGGTCCGACGGGCACGACCCGCTGGTCCCCGGTCACCTGCGCGCCGTGCTGTACGTCGTGTGGCACTTCCTGGGCGAGAAGCCGGAGGGCGGGCTCTACGGCCCGGCCCAGGAGCCGTACGCCGAGGTGATGATCTCGTGAGGCTGATCATCAGCACAGGCAACGGGGAGCACCCCGTCGCGGTGGTCGACGACTACCAGGGGCCGGTGCCCCGCGCCGGCGACTCGATCCACTACCCGCAGGACGGCGAACCCTCTCCGGGCGTGTGCCTCGACGGCTTCATGACGGTGCGCGCCGTGATGTGGGGAATCGTCGCGCGGGACCCGTGCAGGGTGCGGGGCTGGATGGTCGGGGCCGAGGAGCCGTTCGTCGAGGTGATCGTGTGAGCAAGTGGCACGAGGGCCAGAAGGTCCGGGTGGTCGAGTGCGTGGACGCCACCAGGAAGCCGAAGGAAGGCGGGGAAGCGTACCCGGCCGAGGTGCTGCGGGTCGTCGGCCCGTACGTGATCGCCGACATCCCCGCCCTCGGCGAGGTCGCCTCGTTCTGGGTGCAGTCCGGGTGGACCGCCTGGGACGCGATGTTCAGGTGGCGGCTCATGCCGCTTGAGGAGAAGGGGCAGGGATAATGGGCATCTTCAGGCAGGAGTACCCGGCGGGTCACCCCAACGGGAAGGTCTACTCGCTGGTCTACGAGGACGGCGAGCCTTACACCTTCCGGCAGGCAGGCCAGGACCCGATCCGGGAGTGGAACCTGGCCTCGGCCGTCATGTGGGCCAACCACGTGACGAGCGACGGCGGGGGAACGCTCAGCGTCGTCGACCCCGACACCCGGGCAGTGCTGTGGGTCGGCGAGATGAGCACGAGGTCCCGATGACCCTCCCGGCGATGGCAGGCGACAGGTGCCTGGTGGTGCAGACGGACCCTGGCAGCGGCGAGCCCGTGGAGGGCGGCCACGTGATCGAGGCGACGTGCGCCCGGTTCCTACTCAACGGCGACGTCGAGGTCACCCACGGCCACATGGACGAGGCGCTGCGAGGCACCTGGATTCCGATGCGCTTCGACGGGTCGGACGGCTACAACACGGCCGGCTGGGAGCGCTCCTGGCGGCTGATGATCCCCGGGGACCCCGGGGCATGGCGGCCGGGCGACCCGGTGCCGGACGCGCCGGGGCACGGCTACTGGGAGAAGGGGGACTACTGATGATGACGCTGCTCGTCATCGCGGCTTCGTGGATCGCCGCAGACCTCGTTCACAGCGTGGCCACCCTCGGGAAGACCGTGAGGATCACCCGGAGGTACGCGGTCGTCAGCGTGACGGAGGACCTCGGCCTGGCCGCCGTCTACGCCGTCACGGCCCAAGCCGCGCACCAGTGGTGGCTGTACCTGGCCACCGGGCTCCTCGCGGTATCCGCCCCGGTCATGATCCTCGGTTACGGCAAGGCGTTCACGAGGACGCGCCTCCTGGTTGCAAGTCAGGTGGCCCTCGACGTCGTGCTGATCGCCCTGCTGGCCGGCGCGGCTGACCACCTGGGGCACTAATGGACGCCACCGAGTTCAGCGCCCAGATGCGGCGGGGCTACTCCTCCAAGGCGGACGCCTGCCGGGACAAGACCCACCGCTCGTCGTGGGGCGTCATGGTCCGCCTCGGCAACTACAGCGCGTTCAACGGCTACCACTTCACCCCCAGCGATTACTCGCTGGTCAGGTGCGGGCACCCAGGATGCGGGCGGATGTGGCGGACGAAGGCGTCCTATGTGAGCGAGCTGCCGGACCTGACCAGGGAGAGAGGGTGAGCGGCATGACGGACACTGAGGCCCGGACCGTGCTGCGCGCCGTCGCCGGGTACGAGTGGCCGGTCACCGCAGCCGAGACCGCGCGGATGACCGGGCTGTCCCGGCAGACGACAGCCGGGATGATGGCCGAGCTGGCGCGCCAGGGGCTGCTGAGCAGGGCCAGGCAGGAGTCGCGCTCCTCCTACACCGTCACCGAGACGGGGCGGGCCGAGCTGGAGCAGAACAAGACGACGGTCCTGGCGGTGGAGGTGGACGACCGGCTGGCCGCTGAGGTCATGGCCTACCTCCAGTCCGTCAACGGGGTGGAGATGGTCTACGAGCACGGCAACGGCTGCTGCTGCAAGAACTGCCCCTGGCGGGGGAACCACGGGTGAGCACCGCCGACCTGGCCAGGGAGAAGGCCCTCAGCGCGCTCAGGCTCAACCGGGAGGCGGAAGACCTGATCGCCATGGCCCGCAGGCTGCCCTGGTGGCGGCCGGGCACCCGGCTGGCCCTTGTCAACGAGGCTGAGGACCTCCTCCTGGAGGCCGACTCGCTGACCGCCGAGAGCTTCCTGCTGACCGCCATCGCCCTGCGAGGCCAGCGGTAATGGCGGGCGGCGTGGCGAGGAACGTCACCCCCGGCGACGTGCGCGAGCAGGTGCGCCGGATCGGGGCGTACTCGGCGCACGCCGGGGCGACGGCGCACGCCATGGAGGACCAGCTCTACCTGGCGGTGCTCGCCGCCATCGCCCAGGGAGCGCCGCAGGCGGCGGAGCTGGCCCAGGCGGCGCTGATGACCAGGGGCTACGAGTTCGAGAGGTACACGTAACGATGGACAGGTGCCAGGGATGCGGGGCCGGGGACCCGGAGTTCTCGCTGGAGCCCGATGACGGCGCGGAGGTCCTATCATGCGCGGGGTGCCTCGCCGCGATCGTCACCAGGCTGTTCGACGACGGCTCCGTCATCGCTCCCGCCTGGGGGATGAAGGTCTACGACGTCAGGCCGCACACGTGATGACGGGCGAGGACGGCGCGCAGGAGACTGCGGAGGCGGACCCGGCCGCGAAGCGCCGCGAGATCAACCGGCGCTACAACACCAGCCGCAAGGGGCAGAAGCGCAACAAGCGCTACGAGGACAAGCACCCTGAGCGGGCGCTTCGGTGGGAGAAGGCGCGCAACGCAATGAGGCCGGGAGGAGCGCCGTGAGCGCAGTAGAGTCAGCGACCGCCGGGGACGGCTACGAGGTCCGGGCGGGCACCGAGGTGGTGGCCGACGGCCCGGACCACTACGGGGTCGTCGCCGGCCTGGCGGAGGAGGACGGCCGCGTCGTGGCGGCGGTCATGTGCGAGGACGACGTGCTGCGCGGCTACGACGTGGAGGACCTGAGCGTCTTCACTGTGCAGCACGGCTGACGGGGTGCTCCGTTACCTGGTTTCATTGGCAACGTGAAGCCGAGCGAGGACCTCCGGGAGTGCGGCCGGGCCGGGTGCGGCCACCAGCGCCGCGTCCATGACCACTACACGCACTCGACCTATTGCAGCACGACCGGGTGCCTGTGCCGGAAATGGCACCGGCCCCGTAGAGGAAATACAGGCTTTGTTGATATCCTCTTGCTGATATCGGGGCACGAGGAAGGGAGCCTGAGCATGACGAGGAAGTGGCGGGTCATCATCGCGGGATGGGCCAGGGGGCCGGGAATCAACGCGATGTACGAGCTGTGGCTCGGCCTGACGTACGAGCCGTGGCGGCTGGTGCCGCACCTGCGGAGCCCGAGGAGGATTCCGGCAGGCGACGGGTACGAGTGCTCCTTCTGCGGGTCGCGCTCGGCGCGGGTCCAGGCCAAGGGACAGCGCAAGGCCGAGGCGATCCGGAGGCAGTTCGCATGAGCGAGGAACCAGGCAGGTACGCGGCACCCCAGGTGCAGGCGTCCCTGAGGGAAGACCCCGACCGGGGCGGCCTGGTCGTCGGGGTGCACACCGAGTACCCGAACAGCAAGGGCATGCCGTACGAGCGGCACGTGCCGAACCTGGAGGCGGCCCTCGGCTACATCGGGACGTTCTGGCGCAACTCGGCCCCCGGCCGGGACGCGGCCGTGCCGCCCGCCGAGGGCATCGAGTGGGGCTACAGGTACAAGGCCCCCAGGACGCGCCAGGTCAGGGAGTACCAGTCGGACAACAGGGCCGAGGCCGAGCGCACCGTCCGCGAGTTCGCCGAGGACGGCGAGAAGAACCGCTGCGACTGGGAGGCCGGGGTCATCTGGCGAACGGCGGCGGTGAAGCCCGGCGAGTGGCACAGCCTGAAGCTGACGGTCACCGACACCCTGGAGAAGGTCGCGGAGGCCGGGGAGGACGGCGAGGCCGTCACCCCGCAGGTGCTGTCCGACCTGATGTCCCTGGCCGGCGGCACGGTCATCCCGCCGGAGGTGATCGCCACCTGGACGGACGGGGAGCGCGAGCAGGCGGCCCAGTGGGCTGCGGCCGAGCACCTGAGCGCCTCCGACAACCCGGTGATCCGGGTGCCGCAGCCGGAGGTGGTGCGGCGCGCCGCCGAGATCTGCGCCAGCCCGGCCCTCGCCCAGCTCGCCGTCGAGTCGTGGCGCGATGCGGGACGGCGGCTGGAGGAGTCCGGGTTCACGTTCGACGACGAGAGCGCGCACGCCCTGGCGGTAGCCGGGCAGGACGCCATCACCGGGCTGCTGGTGCTGCTGAGGACCGCAGGGGGACCGGGGCAGTTCACCAGCGAGCAGATGGCGGCCACCTACCGCGCCGGGTACGTCAAGGCCCGCCAGGACGCGGTGACCGAGGAGCCGCTGTGAGCACGATGACCCTGGAGGAGATCCTCGACGTGATCGTCCTGATGGACGCGCACCTGGACAGCGCCGCCAGCCCGGACTATCAGGCGCAGCCGCTCGCCCAGGACTGGGCGCGGGTCACCAAGCCGTGCGAGGAGGCCGGGGAGGCGTGGCAGGCGTTCAGCCGGCTCACCGGGGAGAACCCCCGCAAGGGGAAGTGCGGCACCCTGGACGAGGTGCTCGGCGAGCTGGGCGACACGGCCGCGTCCGCGCTGATGGCGGTCCAGCACCTGGTGAAGGACCGGCAGCGGGTACTGGAGGTCCTGTCCGCCGCGATGGAGAAGGCGCGTGCACGCGCCCTGGCCGGCGGGATAGCGCCGTGATCAGCCGGGCGGCGCTGTGGTACACCGCCCCCGTGCTGCTGACCGGCATGGCGGCGGCCCTGGCCTCGGAGCTGTTCGCAGGCTGGCTGGGGGACACGCTGCTGATCGCCGGGTGCGCCCTGCTGCTTCCCTGCTGCGCCGCGATGGCGGTGGCGTGCGGCCTGGACGCCGTGACCGGGTGGCGCAGGGAGCGCGAGAGGAGCAGGCAGTGAAGACAACAGCCACGCACAAGTGCCCCGGGCCGGGGTGCGAGGAGCAGATCGCCGTCGGCAAGCTGATGTGCGGGCCGCACTGGGACGAGGTGCCTGCCCCCTTGCAGGCGGAGGTGTACGCGGCCTGGGACCGGGGACGGGGCCGGGGCTCGCTGCGGCACCTGCAAGCTGTCCGGGCGGCGATCGAGGCGGTGCGTCCCTGATGCGCGGCCGGGCGATGGTGAAGCCGGCCCTCAAAGGGCTCGCGGTGTCGGCGGCGACCATCCCGCCGCTGATGCTGCCCGAGCCAGGCTGGGCGATCTGGGCGCTGAACTTCATCGGGGCCGGGGCGTTCTACATGAGCGCCGTCACCCTGGCGGTGCTGTTCCTGTGGAACGTCCTGCACCCCGACACCGAGGAGCGCGACGCGCGGCTGGAGGCGGCGCGGGAGCACCAGCGGATGATCATGGAGCACGCCAGTCCCCGGGCGGCCAGGACGCAGTGGGAGCGCGCGGTCCTGGAGGCGCGGCGGGCCGGGACGTTCAGCCTCAACGGGGTGCGGCAGCCGGGGACGACGCTGCGCTATCCCGGGCGCGACGTGACCTGGACCTACGATGAGATCGTCACGGCGGCGGGACGGGAGTGGGAGGCCAGGCACTACGGGCCGCAGCCGCCGGGGTCGGTGCTGCGCTACCCCGGGCCGCCTCCCGTCTACACGCCGCCCGGCGGGTTCGAGGTGGTGATCCACGTCGAGCTGCGGGCCGAGCCGAAGATGATCCACGGCAGGGGCGGGCCGCTGAGCCCGGACCACGGCTGGACCTGCGAGGAGTGCGGCGAGCCGGTCACCGAGGGCCGTCGCTTCTGCCGGCCGTGTCTCACTCACGGGATGCCCGGGTACAACGCGCCCGAGCCGCACTCCGGGACCTGCGACCGCTGCGGGAAGCAGACCGGCATGTGCATGCGGGCCGGGGAGGGCCACCTGCACTACTGCTACGGCTGCGCGTACGGCTGACCGCAGGATCTTCACTTCACCTTCGAACCACCTCAACACTTCATCCTGCTCAATCCGCTTTAAACAGGAAAACCTTCACTGGAGGAGAGAGAAATGACCGCAGTCGCCGACGAGATCACCGTCCCCGAGGGCCACGGGCTCATGCACGAGCTGGACAAGACCGGGGACACCCGCGTCATGTGGGACCGGGGCAACAGCGACGAGGTGGCCGCCGCCCGCAGGCAGTTCGACGACCTGACCGGCAAGGGGTACCTCGCTTACAAGGCCGAGGGCAAGGACGGCCACCAGGGGAGGCAGATCCGCAGGTTCGACCCCGAGGCCGAGCGGATCATCCTGGTCAAGCAGCTCGTCGGCGGCTGACGTGCCAGCCGCGATGGCAGCGCTGACCAGTGACGAGGTGGTCAGCGCCATCGAGCGGGCCAGGACGCTGGCGCATGCACGGGAGCTGGCCCTAGCCGAGTCGCCCACGGCCGAGGAGATGGCGGCGCACCTCAGCATCCTGCCGTTCAAGGAGCAGGCGTTCCAAGCTTGGTCACCGGGCCAGACCTGGTTCGCCTGGTGCTCGACGACGAGCACCACCGTGACGATGAGCGACAGCACGTGGACGGCGTGGAACAACGGCGTTACCACCACCAGCGGCTCGCTGGCGCTCAACTACACCAGCGGCACCGCCTACGTCAGCACCGGCACGCAGTGGGTCTCGTGGAACACCAGCTACGCGGAGATGACCGAGGAGCAGCAGGCGGCCGTCGCCGAGGCGCACCGGGCCGCTGAGGAGCGCAGGGCCGCCCAGGAGGCCGAGTGGGCGGTCGAGCGGGCCGAGCGCGAGAAGGCGTCCGAGCGGGCCGCAGGGCTGCTCCTGAGCCTGCTGAGCCCCGGGCAGGCCGCGACGTACCGCGAGCACGGCTGGTTCGAGGTACGGGGCTCCTCGGGCCGCAGGTGGCGCATCAGGAACCGTGGCCAGTCCGGCAACGTCGACCTGATGCCGGAGATCGGCGAGGAGCGCGACGCCAGCTTCTGCGCGCACCCGCCGGGCCACCTGCCGGACGCCGACGCGCACGTGGCGCAGATGCTCGCCCTGGTCACCGACGACGAGGCGTTCGAGCGGACGGCGAACGTGCACTACCGCAGGCCCGCCTTGCGGGCGGCTTAGCAAGAAAAGCTGTAAGGATCTTCCACCGATACAGCCTTTATTGATAAGCTCCGAGGAGCAGTAACTCGGAAGGGAGGCCGGGATGGCATCGGACATACCGCTGCTGTTCGTCGCAGCTTTCATCGCCGCCGCCGGGATAGGAGCGCTGATCCTGATGGTCCCGGCCGCCCGCCGGAGGCAGGCCCTCCGCTCCGAGGCCAGGGACCGGCGGCTCATGAAGAGCCCCGCTGACCTGGAGGACTACCTCGCGCGGCTCGACCAGGCTGAGACCGACGCGGACATCGACAGCCTGGGAGGGGAAGGAAAGTAGACCTCAGTGACTCAGTTCATCTTCGCGGTCATCTTCTGGGTGATCATGATCATCTGCGGCTTCGTCGGCGTGTTCCTCGCGCAGAACCGCAAGGACCGGGCGGGGGCCATCACGGCAGCCGTGCTCCTCGGGGCCATCGGCTTCGGGCTGTTCGCATGGGGCGGGGTCAAGAACATCCCGCTCAAGAACATCGGCGTCCCCACGGCCCTCGGCAACGTGAACGGCACCGTCTACCAGAGCGGCACCTACGAGACGTGGACGCCGTGGCAGAGCTTCACCAACATCGACGAGACCGTCCAGTCCGTCACCTGGGAGGCCGGGCCGAAGAACAACGGCATCAACTGCGACGGCGGCCTCGCGATCCGCATCGGCGGCCAGCAGAGTGCCTGCGCGAACGTCACCATCCAGTTCCAGGTCCGGCCGTCGGCCGCGATCAGCCTCCTGGAGGACTACGCCAACCACGGGCCGCTGATCCCCGAGATCAAGCAGGCCGTGGTCATCCGCGAGTTCGAGACCGTCGTCAACCAGGTGCTGGGCGACTACGACCCGATCACCGACCAGCAGAACGTCAGCGACGCCAAGGTCACCACCAGCCAGTTCACGAAGTTCGCGCCGACCATCCTGGCCGACATGCGCAGCGACATCGGCGACAAGATCATCGTCCAGGCGGTCTACCTGCCGAAGGTGATCTTCGACCCGACCATCGAGGGCGCGCTCAACGCGATCCAGAAGGCGCACGCCGACTTCGCGGTCCAGACCGAGAACGAGCTGGTCAACTCCGCCCACAAGCAGGCGCTGACCAACCTCGGCAACCCGACCCTCAACCAGCTAATCGCCCAGTGCCTCGCCAACGCGGGCACCAGCAACCCGGGGTCCTGCATCCCGGGTGCCAGCACCAAGCTCCAGCTCAGCGGAAGTGCGAACGCTGCGGGCTAGCCCAAGCCAGTCCCGGCCGGGTCGACTCCACATCCCCGGCCGGGGCTGCACCGCAAGGAAAGGTACCCGGCAGATGGCCCCCGTAGTCGCAGTCCACAGGTCAGCCTCGGCGATGGCCGTGGTGATGATCGCCCTGTGGACGCTCAGGGAGGACCCGGAGATGCTGGCCGTGCTCATGATGGTCTGCCAGGCCCCGGAGCTGATCGCCATGGCGCTGCTGATGATCGCGCTGGCCATGCCTGACCACACCGAGAGGACGACGACATGAGCTGCCTGAACTGCGGCACCCATACCCCCGGCACGTACTGCCCCAACTGCACCGCCTACGCGCGGCAGGAGGGCGTGCTGCCGGTGGTGGACGACCCGGAGAGCCCCGACGCCAGGGAGCCCGGCACCGGGCTGTGGATCTTCAACTGGCGGAGCCGGGCGCGTTAGACGTCCCGCGTGACCTGGTTTCCCAGGGACAAACCGCGCTTCATGGGACGAACCTCAGGAAAGCACCACTCAAGGACATAAGAAGGCATAAGGGCGTTGCGCACGCGCAACGGGAGCGAGCGGGAGACAGGATGGCTGACTACGTGGGGTTCATACCGGCCGTAGGCTGGCGGGCTGCGGTGACCATGAAGGACGGCAGGTACCAGGACACCCCCCTGGTCGCCTGGGCGTTCGGGCAGCACGACCTGGGGGTCGCGTTCATCCCCGACCCGGACGGCGGCGGCACCGCCGTGGAACTCTGCAAGGCGACCGCCCCCGGCCTCGGCATCGAGGAGTTCCGGGTGTACCACCCCGGCGCGAGGAAGACCAGGACCCGCAGGGAGCCGGCACCGGACGCCCCCGTCGTGCACCTGATGCTGACCGACCCGGACGACCTGCCGTACAGCGACATCTTCACCGCCTGCTGCGGGATCAACTGGAGGTCGGTCTCCGGGGTCATCGCCAGGGACCGGACCCTGGCCACCTGCCCGGGACGGCCGAAGGGCACCGGGGACGCCCCGTGATCGCCATGAAGCCTCCCCGGGCAGGCAGGAAGATCCTCCTCGCCTGGGCAGCGGCGATCACCGCCTACGCCGGGCTCTGGGCCTACCACGCCGCCGCCTACGGGCTCTGGTACAGCGGCCCGGTGTCCCCCTGGCTCCGCATCGGGCTGTCAGCGAGCCTCGCGGCGGCCCTGGCGCTCACCGTCCCCTACTGGCTGCGCGCCAGGAAGAAGGCCAGGAGGTGACCCTGTGGCCGTTCGACCCGCCGACCGAGCCCATCCGGGTACCGACGCTCCCCCTGGAGCCCGTCACCCGGGGCAGCGAGCCGCCGCACTGCCCCAGGTGCGGCCTGGCGACGGAGTTCCTGTCGGCCGGCCACTACCAGAACGGGTGCCTGCGCACCATGCAGGAGTCCGAGTACCACTTCTGCTGCCCTGGCCGGTGCGAGCTGGCCGCAGCGTGAGACAGGCGGGTGCCTGCCGAAAGGCACCCGCCCGGGAATCCCAACCAACCAGAAGGAGGCGAGCGCGATGCGCAGCCAGTGGGAAATTATCACAGTAGAGCAGGCGATGACGGTCCTTGAGACCGCCGACTGCGGCCGGAACCTGACCAAGGTCAGGGTGGAGAGGTACAAGCGCGACATGCTCGCGGGGTGCTGGTTCGAGATCCCCCAGGGCCTCGTGTACGACACCCGCGACGTCCTGCGCGACGGGCAGCACCGCCTCGCCGCGATGATCGCCGCAGCCCAGGAGATGGAAGAGGCCGGGAAGATCGCCGACGCCTTCGAGTTCTCCATGCGGATGTGGGTCACCAGGGACTGGGAGGGCAGCCCCGAGGCGTTCCGGGTGATGGACACCGGGGACAGCCGCAGCTACATCGACCTGCTGGTCATGGGCGGGTACGTCAACGCCGACCAGCTCCGCGCGGTGCTGCGGCGCATCGCCTCCTGGGAGGCGGGCAAGTCCTACACCCACAAGATGTCCCCCACCCACACCGAGCTGGACAAGATCCTCACCGCCCACCCCGAGGCGGTGGAGGCGGCCCGGTTCGGCAAGGCGTGGCGCGCCCCCGTGGTGCCCAAGAGCATCGCCGGCTTCTGCTGGTGGCTGTTCTCCTCGATCGACGCCGACGCCGCCCAGTTCTTCATGGACGGGCTCCGCACCGACATGGGCTTCGAGAGCAGCCCGGAGAGCCCGCACCCCATCCACGTGCTGCGCGAGCGGCTGATCCGCGACCAGAAGGTCAACCAGGGGCGCGGCAGCTTCACCCGGCC